AAAAAAATAAGTATTATTGGTAACAAAATCGAAGGAGTGTTTTACATGAAAAATGATAAGGGGAAAATGAATAAAGATACCGTAAAAAGCGGTGCCGATACTCAGCAAATGACTATCAATAGCAATAATAAAAGCAATGGTCAAGTGTTAAATATGGATATTGTTGCAAAGATGGTTCAAGAGAGCGTAAGTGCCGCTATAACCGCATCTTCTCAAGTTATGAGCCAGATTATATTAGAGCAACAATCTGCATTTCAGGAGGAAATACGGAACGAGGTACATGACATTAAGAATGTTATCACAGAGCAAGAAATTAGGCATGGAAAGCAAATGTCAGAAGCAAGGGATTTAATAGGCTTAAGACAAAAGAATGTTGCATCTTTAGTTAAATTATTAAAGGCAAGATTAACAGAGCTAGCAGGCGAGCCAGTAAGTGCAGAAAGTTATTATTATGTAAGTGCAAAGGAAAAGTTATTCAGGAAGTATGGGGTACAACACTGGGAACAATTCCCGATACATTTATATAATGCAGTACATGCTGATATAGATAGCATAGAAGATTTAGAAGATATACATTTTGAGTAGGGAAACCTACTCTTTTTTATTGTCTAAAATAGTCGAACGATTCTTGGAATAAATTGCTATGTACGTACATACATATGTACGCATTTATGGTATAATAATATTAGACAAGCGAGGTGAGTTATTTGAAAGTTAATAAGACAATAAGTATTGACTTAAAGACCTTAAATGAAATGCTTAAGTATTGCAATAAAGCTAATCTTACATTTAGCGGACTTATAGCGAAAATGTGGGAAGTCTTTAGCAAATACTGTGATTAATTTTAATTATTTTTATTTTATTTTTTAATTTTATTTAAATGTAGGGGGAATATATCAAATGATAATTTTCTAAGAAAAAACACGAAAGAATAGTTTTTATGAAAGATGCAGATATAGTTGTATTGGAGAAAAGATTAGATACTTTTTACGGTAGGTTAACTCAAAAAGAAAAAGAGCTAGAATCGGTAAATGATAAACTAGAAGGAACTAAAGAGCTTCTTAAGAAGTCTGAACAAGAAAAATATGAGGTTGAAAAAGAAGCTAATAAACTATCAAATGAATTAAGTATTAAGGAGAAAAGAATAGAAGATTTAGACATAGCTATTAACTATTCTGATGATGAAAGAAATCAGCTTAAAAAGGAAAATGAAGAATTAGCCGATAAGATTATCAATATGAGAGAGGATTACAATGAACTTCAAAAAGAATGTAATGCTTATAAGGTAAGACTTAATACTATTAATAGCTTAAAGATTCAATACAAGGAATACGTTGACAAGGCTATAGAAGCCACTTCAATAACTCACCAATTAACAAGAAAAGATATAGACAAGTTCTTGAGTAACGAGGGCTTAAACGGGATTGTAAGACTTTATATGATAGCTGCTATGATGTAAAGGGGGATTCACATGAGAACTATAAAATGTTTAGAATGTGGAAAAGAATTTGAGGATTATAGGACTAAAAGAAAATACTGTAGTCGAAGATGTAGATTAGACAATAAGTATAAAAGAATTAAGGGGGAATAAAAATGGCTAAGGTAAGTACAGTTAAGTTAGGTGCTTATCCAGCAAGTTTAACACTAGAGTTCTTTGAGGAACAAGGGTATGTTAAATATAAGGATTTGGATAAATATTTCGGGGAATGTTTCAATGAATTAGAAACTTATTTAGATAAAGAAAGTTTTATTAAAAATAGCAAAAGAAATTTACTTAATAGCGTTAAGTATAAACAGTTTCTGAATGATGAAGTTAAGATGTGTAGTAAATGCTTTAAGGTTAAGCCTTTAAATAGTTATTATAATCAAAAAGAAGGCTTGTTTGGAAAGAGAAGTCTTTGTACTTCGTGTGATTCTGCTATAGCAAAGGATTATAGGAGTACAGAAGTTGGAAAGAAAACACTAAGAAAAGCTTCTTCTAAATACTATTTGAAAAACAAAGAATTTCATAGGAAGATAAATAGAGAATGGAGAAAGAAGAATAAAGAACTTGCAAAATCCATACAAAATAGATCTAGGATGAAAAAGAAATTAAAGTTAAGTGGTTACATAGTTGAAGATGCGAGCAAATTAGACTTTTTAGTTAGTTTCAAACAAGAAAATAACATAATGTACTACGATGATTTATTCAAGCGCTTAGAGGGGATTTTAAATGATTACAGAGTATAAATGGTTGGCAGATACAATAGCATTTAACTATTATAACTACTATAACTTATCAAATGCCGATTTAGAGGACTTAAAACAAGAAGGATATATTTGTATATGGGAAGCTAGTAAAACGTTTAAGAAGGGCAAAGCAAGCTTTAAAAACTATGCTGCGGTATTTATAAATAACCGATTTAAGGCTTTAATAAAACAATATAAAGATTTAGCTTCAACTACATTAGATAATTCACAATTCTATGAGGTTGATTACTTAAAGGGTATAGTAATTAATGAAGCTGATGAAATGGAAGCATTGATAGAATATGAAAAATATTTAAAATTGCAACAAGTTTATAATGCTTTAGATAAAATACAAGTTGGTAAATACAAAGTAAAAAGTGATATAGGTAAATATGCCTTTACACTAGCTTTAGAAGGACTTTCAGACAAGGAAATAGCCAATATATTAAAGTCTGATAGAAGTAATGTTAAAAAGGCTATTAACACGACAATAAAAAGGGTAAAAAATATATTGAACATAAAGGAGTGTTGTTAAATGGATTTTCAAAAAATGTGGTTTTTATTAAAAGAGAAGTTAGGTGAAAAAAATTCTTGGGGTAAAAATGAGTTAAAAACTTTAATGGAGGATATTGAAATAAAGGAAAATAAATCCTCAAAATTTTTATTTAAAGAAGAAGCTTTGTTAAACATACCTTGCGATATGAATGTTGATGAAGTAGTTAAAGGTATAAGTGATAGAATTGATAGAATCGAAAAAAGTGGTAAGTTGAAGGGGGAATTTTAATGAACAAATTAATATTAACTGGAAGATTAACTAAAGATGCAGAATTATCTTTTATACCTGGAAGTGGTACCCCTAAAATGACTTATACTTTGGCAGTTGAAAGAAGTTATCAAAAGGATAAGAATAACAAGAAGGTTGATTTTATACCATGTGAAGCTATAGGTAAACATTGCGAAAATTTATGCCAGTATGTAACTAAAGGTAAATTAGTAGCAGTAACTGGAGAATTAAATATAGATCAATATGAAAGTAATGGAGAAAAGAAATCTTTTACGAAATGTAAAGTTGATAGCTTAGAGTTCTTAGGTGGAAGTAACGATAACAAACAAGATAATCAAAATCAAGGATTCCAACCAATAGACGATGATGATATACCATTCTAAAAGGTGGTAGATATAAATGCTTTATAAGAAGAATCCAAGTGCCTATACTCGTTGTGAGAAGTGTAGGCACATAGATAGGGAAAATGAAGAATGTAAAGTTACAAATGATAAATGGCTAGTATGTGATTATGCTGGGGAGTGCAGACAGTTTAGCCAGGAGGGGGTTAATATGAGAGTAAAAGTTGTGAATAATGATGGATTTGAGGATATAGTTGAAGTTGGTAAAACTTATACCATTGATGGGAACTTTAATTGCGTAAAACATTTCGAAGAGTGGATATGGAGTTCTGATAAATTCATAATGAGGGAATGTGAATTGACTGAGACAGTAAATTCAATGAGATTTAAGTATGCTAATACGGGCGATAAGGTTATGTGTATTGATAAATTAATCGGTTCTAGTTTAACAGTAGGCAAGATTTACGAAATTAGAGAAGTTGTTGCGTGTAGAGGGGATGTTATTTATATAGAGGTTGTAAATGATAAAGGTAAAAAGGTTTCATATGCTAGTGATTTTTTTAAAAAGGTAAATGATGATGAATTAGACGTTGACTTATCTTCCAAATACCATATACATAATAAAAAGCCAAGCAAGAATCCTTTAGAAGAAAAAATATTAAATGAAAATAAGAGAAAAAATATAGATAAAGGTAATAATAATCCTATAAAACCAAATCACTATAAAAGTGGAAAATTCGATGTAATAGCATTTTGCTTTGAACATGAATTAGATTTTGCTTTAGGAAATGTAGTAAAGTATGTTGTTAGGGCTGGTAAAAAAGATAGTAGTAAGGAATTAGAAGATTTATTAAAGGCTCAAGAGTACTTAAATAGAGAAATCGAAAGGGTGAAAGCTAGTGAGTAGTTTTATTCTAGGGATTATATTAGGTGGAGCGTTCGGAAGTGTAATAATGTCAGTATTTATAATAGGTAAGAGGGGTGAAAGTTCTTATGAGAGAGTTACAACTAAAACAAATGAAACTAGATAATTTTATATATGAAAGCAATAACATATTAAATGTTGAGGGGTTGCTATATGATAAGTTAGTGGCTTTAGATGTAGAGCTAGGGGAGTTTATGAATGAAATTAAATCCTTTAAGTATTGGAAAAAGAATAAGTTGATAGATAAGGCAAAGGTTATAGAGGAAGCTTGCGATTGCTTACACTTTATATTAAGCATAGCAAATGACTTAGAAATAAACTTATCACATGCTTTGGTTGTAACTTCTGAACAACTTAAAACAAATGATATAAATACAGTTTATAGGTACATTAAAGCTACTATTTGGAAGGATATTTACACTGATGATAACTACGAAAGCATAAGAAAGCTTATACCTTTACTTGTAATTATGTTAGAGGAATTAGGTTTCACATATAACGATTTGCTAAATGAGTATGATAGAAAGTATGAGATAAATATAAAAAGACAAGTAGAAGGTTATTAATTAAGGGGGATTGAGTATGAATGTTAATGAATTTATGCAAAGATATAAAAGGGCTGCAAGCAACTATTTAAATGAATTAGATAAAAATAAATTAGAAAATCTGAATGAGTTTGAATCTAAAATGGATGCAAATATAGTGAAGGAATTTCAAGATATAAATACTTTATTGCTTGATGAAAAATTTTTAGATAGAATACTTGATGAAATGACACTTGAAGAATTGTGCGAGTTTGAAGAAATGATAGAATTGGATAAGGTTAAAATTGCTAAAATATTAAGTGAAAATCCACAAATTAATAATTATATAAATATGAAAAACAAGTAATTTAAGGGGGGTTGAGTATGCCATTTAATAGGCTTATGGATATTTATTTCAATAAAAAATATATAATAACGTTTAATGGATTAGAATTGCATAATATAATCGAGATTACTAATAATTTCATTGATAGCAACGATATTAGCGAGCCTTTAGAAGAGGAATTAAAAAACATGGTATCTAAAATTAAAAGAAGTGTAGAAATTTCAATGTATTAATTAAGGGGGATTGAGTATGGTAAGAAATATATATAGCGAACTTGAATTTACTGAAAGATTTGTAACTGATATTGAAGATTTAAAGGGTAAGATTATAAAAACATACAAGTTTCAAGTGATGATGATTTTATAATATTTGAATTAGATAACAAAGAAGCTATTCTAATGTATCACGAGCAAAACTGTTGCGAATCTGTTTACATAGACGAAATCCATGGAGACTTAAATAATTTAATAGGTAGTGAAATTTTAATGGCAGAGGAAATTGAAGGAGAATCTCCAAGTGAAGTTGATAGTTATTTTGAAAGTTACACATGGACTTTTTACAAGTTAGCAACAGTAAAAGGATATGTTACGATAAGATGGTTTGGGGAAAGCAATGGATATTATTCAGAATCAGTGGATTTTGCAAAGGTTAAAATTAAATAATAAGGGGGATTAAAATGAGCGAAAATAAAAATATAGAAAACATGGTTAAATGTTGGACAGAATTAGGATGGATAAACGAGGAGTTTAGAAAGCCTTTAGAGATGTGCATTAAGGGAATCTATATGCAAGGTTTAAGCGAAGGAAAAGAAAGCGCTATAAAGCAAATAGAAGATTATTTAAAGAATATGTAGGGGGAATAGAAGAATGAAAAGTAGTATAGATATAAAAACTCGTAAAAAAACTAACTGGATGTCAATAGTAACAGATTTAATGGGGGTTGCAATTATATTCTCATTATTTGGAACAAGAGATGTAAAAAGTTTACTTATTTTGATCTTAGCGTTAGGATTGATATTTATTGATGTAGAAATAGAATTTAAATAATATGTAGGGGATGTTTAAGTTGAGAATAAAATCTAGCGCAAGTTTAAAGCCTTTAAATTTAGCAACTGATATTATAGGGCTTTCGATGATAACGTGTACTGCGGTAATTGACAATATGTTATATATAGAAATGTTGGTTTTAACAATAATTGGATTTGGGTTGATAAAGTTAGATATAGAATAATATGTAGGGGTTAGAAATAACCTCTGCTGGATTAATTTTTATTTTTTTACATAGGGGGAATATATCAAATGAAAAGAGATGTTACAGTAGAGTGGCTTTTAAAGAATTATAGGGAAAATAAAGCAGAAATACAAATGTTAAGTTATGGGTTAGATTTAAGGGCTATCCAGTATGATAAAGACAATGTTCAAACTTCAAATAAGAGTGATTTATCGGATATAGTAGTTGTTAGAGAAAAAAGATTAATAGAATTAATGCAATATGTAAGTGATGCAGAAGCATTATTGGATTCCTTAGAGGATAGAGATAGATTTATAATAGAAAGTACATTCATCAAAGGCAAAACGCATATAAAGGTAGCCAGTGCTTTGAATTTATCATCGGAAGATGCAGTTAGTAAAGCTAAATCGAGGATACTTAAAGATTTAAGAATATTTTACAATAAAGTTAAAAGATATAGAGAAGAAGCAAAGGGGGCATAGGTCCTCTTTTTTTGTCGTATGCTATTAACGTTTGCCTATACGATTTTGCTTGTCAGATTATCAATCGAACACGTTGGAAATATATGGAAACCTTGAAAGCGTTGAAATTACTAGCTTTTTCATTATTTTTTCTATAGAATTTATGTTCGATAAGTGATATTATAGTAGTGTAGAGAAATCCATTAGGGACCTCTACTAAATGAACTTTATTCCCCTTGAATAATTTTCATAATACCCCAAATGTTTCTTTAATAATACTAATGTAAACGTGAACTGTAAAAAAGCACTTATGTATATATGTATGTATGTACGTAGGTGTTTTTTTATTACTCACAAAGGGGAAGTAAAATGGGTAAAAATAAAAAGAAGGTATGGAAAGACATTAATGAGGTAGTAAAGGTTGCTACGGTGCCACCTAAAAAGAAAAGATGGTTTGAGTTAATGGTTGAAGTACCTAAAGGGAATGGGAAGTCTTAAAGGGCTTCCTTTTTATTTTGAGGAGGTGTTTTAATGGTGTTTAAGTTGTGTTACCTATTTACATTTGTGCTTTCAATAACAAATATATTAGGGGCTACTGATTTAGCGTGGAAAGTAGTATTTGCACCTTCTGTAGTAGCTATGGCTTTAAATTTAATTGTAATAATAGTTGCTTTAATAATGGCATTGATTGCAAATAGATAAAGGAGGGGTTTGAATATGAAATATAAAATACAGTTAAAATGCGGAACTGAAATTGAAGCTGAGGTTGAGGATAGCAAGTCTCCGGGATTTGTAACTCAAGGATTAATAAGCTTTGGAAATGTGGTTGTAAGTTTAGACGAGTTTAAGTGTGCATTTCCTATTCATCATGAATAATAATTAAGCTTATCTACCAAGTAGTAGAAAAAGAAAGTCGGACTTAGCAATGCTATAACCGACCATTTTAAAAGGGGGGTATAATTTGAAAACCATTAATGTTTTAGGAGTAGATTATACTGTAGAGTTTAAAACCATAGAAGAAGATATAAAATTATCTGAATGTGATGCTTATTGCGATGTAACTGTTAAAAAGATAGTTATAGAGAATCCATGTGAAAGTATGTTGTTATTAGAGGATATTAAATATAACCAAAGTAGACTATTCAGACATGAGTTGATGCACGCATTTTTATATGAATGTGGTTTATATAATGAGTCTTGGGCTATAAATGAAGAGATGGTTGACTTTATAGCTATTCAATTTGAAAAAATGAAAAATATATTTGAAAAATCAGAAAAAATATTTGAATAATATTTATTGATAAAAAAAGGGGGTGGCATTATTTGGATTTAAACTCTAAACATAAAGCATTTTGTGATGATTATTTAATTACACTTAATGCTACTGAAAGTTATATGAAAGTGTATGGTTGTAATGCTGAAAGCGCTAAAGCCAACGCAAGCAGACTGATAGCAAAAGCTAACGTTAAAAAATATCTTGATGAAAGAATGGAAGCTAAGGAAGATAATAGCATCATGAAACAAGACGAGATATTAAGCATACTAACTGCAATAGCTAGAGGTCAAGAGAGTGAGGAAGATGTATCAGTTACACAAGCTGGCAAAGTAATACGGTTTGAGAAGAACCCATCCAATAAGGACAGAATGAAAGCGCTTGAGCTTCTTGGGAAAAGATACAGATTATTCACTGATAAAGTAGAAGCTAATGTGAAAGCTACAACTATAGTGTTTGAAGGTGAAGAAGAACTTGAAGACTAAGATAAGCTTACCTAAATTAGTAGGCAAAGGTTATGGTTCATTTTGGAGATATAAAGGTCGTTATAGGGTTGTGAAGGGCTCAAGAGGTAGTAAAAAATCAACAACTATTTCACTTTGGATAATCTACAACATGATGAAATATCCTTTAGCTAATACGTTAGTAGTTAGAAGGGTTTTTAATACCCATAAAGATTCTACATATACACAGTTAAAGTGGGCAGTAAATCAATTAGAGGTTAAAAATGATTGGAAGTTTAGTAAATCACCTTTGGAAATAACCTATATACCAACTGGTCAAAAGATATTATTCAGAGGTTTAGACGATCCAATGAGTATAACTTCTATTACCGTTGAACATGGACACTTGTGTTGGTGTTGGTTTGAAGAAGCTTTCCAAGTCATGCAAGAGGATGATTTTAACAAGATAGATATGTCTATAAGGGGTGAATTACCTCCCGGGTATTTCAAGCAAATAACATTAAGCTTCAACCCTTGGTCAGAAAAACATTGGATTAAAAAAAGGTTCTTTGAAACTTCCGATAATGATGTAATGGCTATAACCACTAACTATATGTGCAATGAATTTCTTGGGGATGATGATAGACAATTATTTGAAAAAATGAAGCTAAATAATCCTCGAAGATATAGCATAGAAGGTTTAGGCAACTGGGGTATAGCTGAGGGGCTTATATATGAGAATTTCGAGGAATTAGATTTTGATGTTAATGAAATTAAAAAGAGAAAAAATATTAAATCTGCATTTGGTTGCGACTTTGGATATACAAACGATCCTACCGCTTTTATAGCTTCTTTAGTTGATTTAAACAATAAGGAAATCTATATATTTGATGAACATTATCAAAAGGCTATGACAAACAAAATGATAGTAGACATGATTAAATATAAAGGTTATTCAAAAGAAACTATAATTGCAGATAGTTCTGAGCCTAAATCTATAGACGATATAAAAAGGCAAGGAGTATATAGGTTTAAAGGAGCAAAGAAGGGTAAGGACAGTATATTAAACGGCATTCAATACATACAAGACTTTAAAATATATGTTCATCCTAAATGCGAGAATACTTTGATAGAGTTAAGTAATTATGTTTGGGACAATAAAAATGGAACTATAATTAATAAGCCTATTGATGATTACAACCATCTTATGGATGCTCTTAGGTATAGCTTAGAAGACATTAAACTAAGCGGAGTTCCATTCAACAGAAGAAAATACGGAATATAGGGGGTGATATATTGAGGAAAATTAAAATGGATAAGGATACTGTATTTACTGAAAAACTTATCTTAAAACTTATAAAAGAACATAAAGACGAGCGTACTCGAATACTTAGGATGAAAAAGTATTACGATAATATGAATGATATTCTTAATAGACAATACGATGATCCTAACAAGCCACAAAATAAACTAAGTCATAACTATGCTGCTTATATAACTGATAACTTTGTAGGGTATATGGTAGGTCAGCCAGTAAGTTATAAATCTGATAATAAAGAGTTGCTTGATAGAATAAGCGAAAGCTTCTTATACAATGATGAAGTAGACAATAATACTACTTTAGCCCAAGAACAAAGTATATGCGGTTATGCTTACGAGCTTCTTTACACAGATAATGAGCCTATACCTAATTTAAGGTTTAAGTGCCTAGATACTGAAAATGTAATAGTTGTATATGATAATTCTTTAGAGGAAACTGAAATATTCGCTATCTTATATTCTGAAATAGAAGAAGATAAAACAAGGATTTACACATATGATACTGAGACTATTAAAGAGTATATAGAAGAGGGCGGAAAGCTTACGCTTAATGAAGAAGCTAAAGAACATTTCTTCGGTCAAGTTCCTATTGCTACATATGAGAATAATAGACAGCGTATAGGAGACTTTGAAAAGGTTATAAGCCTTATAAATGCTTACGACCAAGCTAATTCAGACACCGCTAACGACTTTGAATACTTTACAAATGCTTTACTTTGCATAAGTGGTGCATTGATTGAGGAAGTAGACGAAAATGGAAAACCTTTAGACTTTAAAAATAATAGGGTATTAAACTTTGCTGATAAAGAAGGTAGCGCTCAATACTTAATTAAAAATATAAATGATTCAGCTTTAGAGAATTATAAGAATAGGATCAATAAAGATATTCATAAGTTCTCAAGTGTCGTAGATATGTCAGACGAAAAGTTTGCTGGAAATTTAAGTGGTGTAGCCCTTAAGTATAAGCTTCACACTATGGAAAATGCTACCGCTATAAAAGAATCTAAGTTTAGAAAAGGGCTTATGAAAAGGATAGAACTCATGACTAAGTTCTTTAAGGTTGCTAGTGCTACTGATTTTACATACTTAGATATAAAGCCTATATTTACTCGTAATATCCCGGCTAATGATGCTGAAACTGTCCAAATGGTAAGAGATTTAACTGGAATAGTTTCTAATGAGACATTGCTTTCTCAATTACCTTTTGTAGAAGATGTAGAAGCTGAAATAAATGCTATTGATAGGGAAAAAGAGAAGGAATTTGGCGAATATGAAATAAATCCAAAAGACGAACAATACGAGGAAGATATTGTAAATGAAGAATAGAGAATATTGGTTAAAAAGGGCTATCATAGACGATAAGTTAGCTGAAAAAGATACAAATAAAATAGCTAAGCTTCTTAAAAAAGAGTTAATTAAGACTAAAAGAGAAATAAAAAAAGAATTAGCTTATTTGTATTCAGACATAGACCAAAACGGAGAATATTCAAAATATCGATTAGAATCGGTTTTAAGCTCAATCAATTCCTTACTTGATAATTTGTACCATAAAGAGATTAATTTGCTTAATAATAGCCTTATAGAGCGTTATATCCATACATATAATGAGAAGGTTGAACAACTAGGAGTTAATTCTAGCTTTAATATGCTAAGTGAGAGCCTAGTGCAAGAGATTGTTAAGACTAATTGGTCGGGACTTACTTTTTCCGAAAGGATTTGGGAGAATCGCAGAAGATTATCCTTTGCCATTAAGTCTGTGTTAAGTAATGGGTTAAAACGTGGGGAATCTATTCAAAAAATGAGTAGAGCTATTTCCAGTAAGCTAAATGCAAGTATAAAAGATGCAAGAAGGTTGGTTAGAACTGAAACTTGTTGGATCCAAACTAAAGCTACAGTTGATTCATATACAAAGGCTGGACTTACCCAATACGAGTTTTGCGCTTACCTAGATAGTAGAACAAGTGATACTTGCAGAAGCTTAGATGGCAAGGTGTTTGATATTAAAGATTTTATGCCAGGGGTTAATGCTCCGCCAATGCACGCAAATTGTAGGAGTTGTATATTACCAGTAACAAAATAAAATTACATAAAAATTACATAAAAGTTATACACTTTTTTGAAAAACGTAATTTTTTTGTAATCTCTGTAAGCATTGGAAATACTATATTTATTTAATATATATATATATAATTATACAAATTATACAATTACATTATATAGTAGCACCCTTTTAAAGAGAAAAAATCAAGTATCTTACATACATATATATAAAGTGTAGTGGTATTTCTAAAAATGTATAATTTGCGTTATTTGTATAATTAGAGGGTTGAAAGTATTGGAAATGCTATATTCTAAAATTACATTTTTTGTAACAAGTGTATAATTAAAATGTAATTTTTGCGTAACTTTGAAACTGTAGAAGCTTAATGGCTTCTTTTTTTATTGTCCAAAACATGCTTAAGACTTAAAACTGTTGCATGGATATTAGAAAACATGTTCGACGGAACTAAAGCGGTAAAGGAGATTTAAAAAATGGAAAATAAAAACAACGCTAGCGAAATGTTAAAAATGAATATTCAATTATTGGCATCTGATGAAGGTCAAAACACAGATAGTGATAATGTAAATGATGATAATGTTCAAGGTGATACGAACGAAACTCAAGATAATGTCCAAACTGAAAAGACTTTCACTCAAGAGGATATCGACAAAATAATTGCTAAGAAATTAAAGCAATGGGAGAAGAAAACAGAAGAAAGAACAAAGCAAATTGAAGAAGCTGAAAAACTTAAAGCTATGTCTGAATCTGAAAGACAACAAGCAGAAATGAAAAAGCAACTTGAGGAATTTAACAAAATGAAAGCTGAGATAGCTAGAGAAAAGTTATCGGGGCAAGTTGTAAAGGAATTAGCTTCTAGGGAATTACCAGTTGAGTATGCAGAGTATGTAATGGTCGAAGGTGATGCAGAGGCCACAATGGAAAGATTGACTACATTTGCTGAAAAATACAAAGCTGATGTGCAAGCGGAAGTTGATAGACAAGTTCAAGGAAGATTAAGAAGTAATGCTCCTAAAGGAATGATATCTAGTGGAACTTCTAATACATCTTTCACAGTTGAAGATATAAAGAAAATGTCTCCAGCTGAAATAAACCAAAATTGGGATAAGATAAAACACATTAAATTAGGGTAATAAAAAATAATTTTAAATTTGAAAGGTAGCCGAAAGGCTAAAAGGTGAATATATGTCAGTACAAACTTTTATTAGTACAATATGGGAAGCTAGATTATTAGCTAAGTTTCATGAAAGAGCTATAGCATCTACAATAACTACTGCTCCTGAAAGAATAGAAGGAAATAAAATAGTGTTCAATAATGTATCAGATGTTGCAGTAAAGGATTACGCTGGAAATGTTGCATGGGATGAATTAACAACTTCTAAAGTTGAGCTTCCTATGGATATAAAGAAATATTTTGCATTTAAAGTTGATGATGTAGACAAAGTTCAAGCAGCTGGAGAATTAATAGATCCACATGTTACAGAAGCAGCAGCAGCTATACAAGAAGCTATGGATGGTGCAGTTTTAACAGAAGCTTTAAAAACTACTAACGTAGTGGCTCATGTAGAATCTGATAAAGCTTATGACAAGATAGTTAAATGTAATACTGCTTTAAATAAAAAGAAAGTTCCAAAGGCAGACAGATATGCGGTTATAAATGCAGAAGTTTTAGAAAACTTAAACTTAGACGCTAGATTCACAAAAGAATATACAATACTTGAAAATGGAGTTATAGAAGGTGCTAATATAAACGGTACTCAATTAGTATTCTCTGAGGAGTTAAACGCTGGTACTTTTATGATAGTAGCTTTACATAAATCAGCTATAGGTTTTGGTACTCAATTAGAAGAAACAGAAGCTATGAGATTAGAAGGTTCTTTCGCTGATGGTGTTAGAGGTTTATCTGTAGCTGGAACTAAAACATTAAGACCAAGTGCAGTTGTTAAATGTGCTAACGCCTAGCATACCAAGTGCTTCATTGGTTGATAAGGAGGTTTCTAATCCTCCTAATAACTTAGTGGAAGAAGTGGAAGCCCCACAACAAGATTTAAATAGCTTAACGGTTACTGAATTAAAGGCTATCGCCAAAGAAAAGGGAATAGTTGGATATTCAAGTATGACTAAAGCTGAATTAATAGAGAAGTTAGGATAATCCTAGCTTCTTTTTATTTGCCTAAAGGTAGGTGTTGAAATGCTTGAAAATATTAAATTAGTTCTTGAAATTCAAGACGATAAATTTGATAGCTTAATAAATTTATATATAAATAAGCTAACATCAAATGTCTTAAGCTATTGTCATTTGAAAATATTAAATCCAGTTTTAGAAAGTTTCATAGAAGATAAAGTTGTATCTATTATAGGTCCTAAGGTAAAAGGTGGTAATGAAAATACTGGAGAAGTAAAGGCGGTAAGTAGAGGAGACACAAAGATTGAATATAATGTCGGTTCTGTTGTCTCTGATGTTACAAAAGGAGCATTGCTATCTCAATCAGATATGAAATACTTAAATTCATTTAGACCAACTTCATTGAGGTTACTGTAATGACAGAAGCTGAAATACTAGAAATGACTTACCTTGATAGATGCACTATAAAGCGTAAAGTTAAAGTTAAAAATGAAGATACGGGGGTAACCTCATCCGAATTAAAAATTATAGCTGAAAATGTTAAGTGTGCATTAAGTAATAAGGAAAGTGTTGTATCTGTAATTAAAGAAGATGGAGCTGGTAAAATAGTTTCAAATAATCAACTTTTTGCTAATCCTAACACTGATATAAAAGAAGGTGACACTGTAGAAGTTACTGTAATGGGTGAATTATCTATTTATTTAGCTTCTAAGCCATTTAAATATCCATCTCATTTAGAAGTATTTATAACTGAAAAGGAAAGGGTTTAAAATGGAGATTTTAGGATTTGCTAATATGATGAAAACTATGTATAAAGCTAGTAAGTCTTACGATGAAGCAACTCAAACTTTTTTAAATAGAGTAGGAACTGACTTTTTGAAAAAAGTTAAAATTAAAACTCCAGTTGATACGGGGTATTTAAAGCGTAGTTGGAATATGGAACAAGGACATTATAGGGTTACTATAGGTACAAATGTAGAATATGCAGCAGCAGTTGAGGAAGGTCATAGAACTCGAAGCGGTGGCTTTGTTGAAGGAAAGCATATGCTTAAGACTACTATGGAAGAAACTGAATCTGTGATTGAGGAAGAATTTGATAATATGCTTAAAATCTTATGGAAGTAGGTGGATCATGTTAACCTACAAAGATATTTTATATTCAGTTACTAAGCTTCTTAACGCAAAGTATAAAGACATTAATATTTTTGATAAAAATCAAGCTGGAATGTTTGAAGGTGAATGTTTTTACGTTAAACTTATTCCGCTTGAGACTAATGTTAATTCTAATACTTCTAACTCTAAAGGGGTTGTTATAAGTGTTAAGTATTTTAGTGACGATGATCTGAAAAGGTACGATATAGCAAGTGATTTAAATATCATGTTTGCTAGAACATTAAAAGTTAAAGATAGAGTTTTAAGTATATCTAATACAGAAGCTAATTTCTTTGAAGACGAAGTTAGCGAAGTATTAGATTTTTTAATTACAATCAAATACGTTGAAAGCGTTGAGATTGCTAAGGAATATAGAGAACTTATAGGAAGCGTAACTATAAGAATATGAAAAAGAGGTGATTAAATGGCTTCTAAGATAGGGCTACCTAATATATCGGTAGAGTTTAAGAATAGAGGTAAAACCGCTTTTAAAAGGGGTAACTCGGGGGTTGTTGCTTTAATATTAAAAGATTCAACTAATACTGGACTTCATGAAATTATAGGCGAGTATGATATTCCAAGCGGTTTAAATGAAAAGAATAAAAAATATATAAAGCTTGCGCTTATAGGGAATGTATATAGACCTCAAAAGGTTTATGTGTATGTGCTAGAAGCAGAAGGGCAAACAAGTGATGCTTTAGAAGTTTTAGAAACTTTAGAGTTTAATGTGCTTTCGATGCCAGCTGCGGTTGATGAAGATAAGACTTTAATAAAGCAATTTACTTCAAAAATGGATAAGGAAATTAAGTATAGGATAGAAGCGGTTTTAAATACTACTAGTCCCGATAATGAATACATAATAAATTCAACTCAAGGTGATGTAGTAATTGATGCTGGAGACACTTTATCGGCTGATGAATTTTGCGCTTATGTTGCTGGATTTGTTGCTGGTACTCCATTAAGTCAATCGATAACTTATGCGGTTCCTAGCATAGTTACTAAGATACCTCCAACTACTAAAGCTTCTGCGGAAGCAAAGATAAAAAATGGTGAATTAGTACTTGTTAAAGATGCTGGAGCTATAAGATTTGCAAGGGGTGTTAACTCACTTGTTACTACTAGCCAAGAAAAAGGAGAAGAGTTCCAAAAGATTAAGCTTGTTAGCACTATGAACTTGATATACAACGACATAAGAAGATTAGCAATATCTAATTATGTTGGTAAAATGCCTAATAGCTATGATAATAAGTGTCTTTTAATTACAAATGTAGGCTTATATTTAAGTCAATTAGCTATAGACGAAATTATAGGCAAGGATTACAAAGTTGAGATAGATATAGAATCTCAAACTAAGTATCTAAAAGAAAACAACTATGATGTTTCAACTATGAGCGAACAAGAAATAAAAGAAGCTAATACAAAAGATAAAGTATTCTTAAAGCTATCTGTTTACTTAATAGATGCTATGGAAGATATATCTGTAGCAGTTGAGATATAGGGGGTGCTTAAATGAAAACAAATGAAGCAATAATGGGTACTTTTGGTAATCTGTGGCTTGATGATGAAGAAATAACTTCTTTAAAAGCCTTTCAAGCAAAAGACGAATACCAAAAAGAGGAAGTTGTTAAATGTGGTTCTATGATTAAGGGTTATAAAATAACTCAAATAGATCGTAAAGGTTCAGCTACTTTTAATAAAGTTGACAGTAAAATGTGTAAAAAAATAATGGAGAAGGTTCAAAAGGGTATAACTCCAAGATTTACTATAATAGTTAAGCTTCATGATCCCGATGCTAACGGGGCTGAAAGGATGGCTTTCCATGACGTAGTATTTGATGATTTAACACTATTTGATTTTGAAACTGGTAAGCTTGGAGAGGTGGAAACGCCCTTTACATACGAATGGGTTACGCCTTTAGATTTGATATAAAAAATAAAAAATGATTATGAGCTAGGGTAAAACCTAGCTTTTTTAATTTAAATTTTAGGAGGTTGTTGTTATGAATTTAGTTGAACAATTATTAAAAATAGATAAAGGGGAAATAGAAGTCCCTAAAGTTGTAAAGAAAATGTATTGCAAGAAATTGAAAAGAACGTTAGAATTTGAATGTTTTGCTGTAGATGCTGAAAAGGCTGCTGATATACAAAAAAAGTCAATAGAAATATCTAACTCTGAAATAGCAAATATGAAATTGTTTGAGTTGAAGGTATTTACAATACTAGCTGGATGCAAGGACCTTAAGAATAAAGAATTAAGGGAACATTTTGGTGCGCCTACTCCAGTAGAACTTATAAGAACAATATTAACAAGTGGTGAGATAGACGAACTATACAACACTATAAATGATTTATCGGCTTATAAGGAAGTTGAGGAAGAAGATATAAAAAACTAATAGATGTCGATGGAAAGGTTCAGTTAATGTATTATCTGTTTAAATTTCATCATATTACACCTAGTAACTTTATGGCTATGGGTTATGGTGAAAAGCAGATATTAAGCGCATTTATGCACCGAGAAATTGACGAGAAAAACAAAGAAGCTAAACTCCTTGAAGGAAGGGGGCTTATATAGATGGATAGAACGTTAATGGCAATTTTAAAGCTTCGTGATGATTTTTCAAAGCCTCTAAAAAAAGCTAAAGATAACATGGAAGCTTTTGGAAAGTCGGCTAATGAATCTAAAAAGAAGATGCAAAATTTTAACGATGGTATGAAAACTGTTGGTAAAACTTCTATTGCAGTTGGTGGAACTATTGTTGCTGCTTTAGGTGGAGCCTTAGTTAGTTGTTCTAAAAAGGCAGTAGAGTTTGAGTCAGCTTTTGCTGGGGTTGTAAAAACTTTAGATACAAAGGGTTTAAGTGGTGACCAAGTAACTGAAACTTTAAACAATTTAAGAAGTGGATTAATAGATATGTCTACTAGAATACCTAAAAGTGCTTCTGAATTAGCTGGAATAGCTGAGATAGCTGGACAATTAGGAATTGAAAGAGATAATGTTTTAAAGTTTACTGAAACAATGGCAAGGCTTGCAGATTCTACCAATATAGCTGGGGAAGAAGGGGCGCTTTCTTTAGCTAAGTTCATGAATGTTATGGGGACTTCTCAAACAGATATAGATAAGATAGGTGCGGTTATAGTTCAACTTGGTAATAACATGGCTACAACAGAAGCTGATATTTTAAATATGGCAACTAGACTTTCTGATTTAGGTATACTTGCAGGATTTAGTGAGCCACAAGTAATGGCTTGGGCTTCTGCAATGAGTTCTGTTGGTATTGAAGCCGAAATGGGTGGTACCGCAATGAAAAAGATGGTTACAGAAATTGAAAGGGCTACTTTAGGTGGCGGTGATTCACTTGAACAGTTTGCTAAGATAGCTGGTGTTAGTGCTTCTGAATTCAAAAAAGCATTTAATAAAGATGCTTCGGGTGCAACTCTGATGTTCCTTAAAGGTATGGAAAAGGTTAAAAGCTCGGGCGGAAGTATATCTCAAGTTCTCGATGATATGGGAATAAAAGAAGTTAGACTAAGAGAAACAATAGTAAAACTAGCTTCTGCTAATAAAGATGTTGCAAAGGCTTTAGGAATGGCAAACGATGAATGGAAAGACCATCAAGCTTTACTTAAAGAATCTGAACAAAGATATGATACTACTGAAAGTAATATCCAATTAATGAAAAATCAAATTTCAGCCGCTCAAATTGAAATAGGAACTGCATTTTTACCAGTTATTCGTGATTTATCAAAATGGTTGGGTGATTTAGCAATGAAGTTTAATGCACTAGATCCAAACACTAAAAAAACCATAATAACAATAGGGTTAATAGTTCTTGCAATAGGCACAGTTTTACTTGTAGTTGGAACATTTATTATGTTTATAAGTGGTTTAATAACTGCTTTTGGTGTTTTATCTGCTGCTGGAGTTACGTTAGGTGCTGCAATAGCATTTTTAACGTCTCCTATAATGCTTGTTATAGCAGCGGTTGCATTTTTAGCTTGGGCTTGGAAAAGTAACTTTTTAGGCATGAGAGATTCAGCTAAAATATTCGTTGATAAGATAAAAAGTGGATTTAATTCAATAAAAGATAAATTTGCAGAAGTTAAGCAAAAGTGTAAAGAGTTTGGAGAATCAATAAAAGAGACTTGGAACAATGTTAAAGAGTTCTTAAAGCATCCAATACAAGGTACTGTAAAGCTTGTTAAAGAGGGTGTTGCTAAAGCGGAAGCTTCTAAAAATGCTCCTAATGCTAAGAAAAGTACTAATAAAGGTAAGAAATCTGCTTTTGGTACTGCAAGGGTTGTTGGAAATGATGTTCCTTTTAGACTTCATGATGGAGAAAGAGTTTTAACAAAGGGTGAAGCTAAAAGGGCTGATAATCAAAAATTAAATGGAATCAACATAACTGTAAATGGCTTAACTGTAAGAGAAGAAGCAGACATAGATAAAATTGCAACTAAGTTAGTTAAAAAAATAAATCAAAATAAAATACTTCTAGGAGGTGTGTAATTTGGAAGTTTGGATAGGTCCCGATAATAACAGAATAAGGCTTCCTATTACTCCCTCTGTGCTGGGAGTTGATAGGTCGTCTGATGTAAGTACTGATGATGTAATAAGATTAGGTGAAGTTGATAGTTTTAACGGAATGAAGCTTAAGACTATTGAGTTAGAGGGATTTTTCCCTAAACAAGACTATTCTTTTGTACCTACAAATAGACTTGATCCTTATATATATAGTGAAATAATTCAATCGTGGCAAAGCAGCGGTACTGTAATAAGAATAACAATAACTGATACACCAACTAATATGCTATGCAGAGTACAAAGCTTTAATACTAGGGAACAAGATGGAACAAGAGATTTATATTTTGAACTGCATTTAACCGAACATAAGCCTATAAATATACCTGGTATTAATAATCAAGTTAATAGACCTACTACAAATAACTCTAGTAACACACAAAGAACTCATAAAGTTGTTAAAGGTGATAACTTGTATGATATAGCACACAAATACTATGGTAATGGAAAGTTATATCCCAAAATCAAAGAAGCTAACAAGGCTAAATATCCACGTCTTGCAAAATACAATGATATTGACGCTGGTTGGATATTGGTAATTCCTTAAGGTGGTGCATATATGAGTATAAAAATGATATGCAATACTGTAAATAGTAAGTTTGATATAACTAATATATTAAAGACTGTATCATGGAGTGGGGATATAAAGGCATGTGGGCGAAAATTAGAGTTTACCGCACTTAATAAGGTTGATATACCTTTGTCGAGTTGTATATACCTATATGAAGGAAATACATTGTTATTTAAGGGGTTTGTGTATGAGAGGGATAAGGATAGTAAAGGGAACACTGTAAGCTACTTAGCTTTTGATAGTGCCGAGAAGTTAAACAAGATAAAAATTTCTTATAACTTTAAAGGTAAAAATGCAAATGAAATTACTAATACTATTTTTAAGGATGTAGGATTTAAAATTGGTACAATTGCTAGTGCTAATGTAAATATAGACAAAGTGTTCATAGGAACTTCTGTTTATGAAGCTATAATGACCGCCTATACAGAGCAATCGAGAAGTGATGGTAAAAAGTATATGACTACTTGTTATGATGCTAAAATATCTGTTATAGAAAAAGGAATTGTTAAGCTTAAATTATCTTTTGAAGAAGGTAAAAATATTATGAACACTACTTTTAAAGAAAGTGTAAGTAATATGGTTAACAATGTAATTATAGTTGACGAAAACGGAAATAAAGTATCCGAAGTTAACGATATGGATATGGTTAAAATACATGGATTGTTTCAAGATGTTTATAAGGCAGAGGAAGGAAAAGACGCTACTGCAGAAGCTAAAAAACTTCTCAAGGGTGTTGAACAAACTTGCACTCTTAGTGGCTTTGGAGATACTTCTTGTCAAACTGGATATGGTGTTCAAATAAAGGATAGCGCTACTGGACTTGTAGGGCTTTTTTATATTGATTCAGACACCCACACTTGGGAAGGTGGAAAGTATTCCATAGATTTGGATCTTAACTTTAAAAACATAATGAATGAAGTTGAAGCTGGAGAAGAAGAAAACAAAGAAGTATCTAGTAGTGGTGGAACTTCTGTAAGTGGTGGTCGTGAGGTTCAAGCAGAGTTTACCGCATATTATCCCGAAAATAGCGCAATGCAAGGTGGTTTCTATGATGCTATGGGTAATAAACTTGATGCTAGTAAGCTTACATGTGCTTGCCCTAAAGATGTGCCTTTTAAAACAAAAGTTCAAGTTAAAGGTACTGGTACAGATAGAGACGGTGTTGTTTATACTTGTACCGATAGAGGAGGAGCTATAAAAGTTAAAAATGGAATTTATCATATTGACTTATTAATGGCAAATAGGAAAGAAGCTTACGCTTTCGGTAGACGTAGAGGTACTGCTTTAATTGGATGTGAAGTTACAAGTGGTGTAGGTTCTAGTTCAAGTGGAAGTTCAAGCACTGGAAATAAGATAGTTGACTTGGCTAAAAGTAAGCTAGGTTGTAAATATGTTTGGGGTGCTACTGGACCTAATCAATTTGACTGTAGCGGTTTAACTTCATGGAGTTATAAACAAGTTGGAATAAATATACCTCGTACATCTAAAGAACAAAGTAAGAGTGGTAAGTCTGTGTCTCGTAAAAACCTTATTCCAGGGGATTTAATATTCTTCAATACAAGTGGTAAGGGTGTAAGTCACGTTGGAATATATGTAGGTAATGGGCAAATGATCCATGCTCCTAATAGTTCTAAGCCAGTTAAATATGATTCTATAGATTCTAGTTACTACTCAAGTAGATATGTTAATGCAAGGAGGTATTTTTAATGGCTAATCCATATTTGGAATTATACGACATGATGGGAAAAGCTACTAAAGTTGAAAATCCTTTTAAGTTTGGAACTGTTAAATCTGTACTTCCTAATATTGAGATATCTTTAGATGATATTGTGCTTGATAAGGATGATTTTTTAATTAGCAGTAGCTTAATAACTTTAAATAATGCAAGTATAACCTCTAATGATACAAATATAGAACACAATTTAAAAGATATTTTAAACATAGGTGATAAGGTGCTTTTAACTCAAGTTGAAGGCACTTTTATTTTGCTTGAAAAGGTGGTGAATATATGAGTTTATTCCCATTTATAGGGACTGAAAGCGTTGAGATTGAAAATAAAAACAATGATTTGCCACCACTAAAAGAAATTGCAATAGATTTTATTACTGGAAATCCAATAGTTGAAAATAAGCAATTCAAGGTAGTTGAAGGTATAGAAGCTTTAAAGGTTTGGATATATAGGGCATTAAAAGTTGAAAGATTTGTTTATGACATATACAGTTGGGATTTTGGAAGTGAAATGCACACACTTAGAGGTAAAAATTATTCACAAGCGCTTACAAATGAAGAAGTTAAAAGATATGCAAAAGAAGCTATATTAATAAACCCTTATATTAATGACGTAAGCGTTGAAAGTATCTCATTTGAAGGTAGCTTACTTAGCATAAGCTTAAAACTTGATACAGTGTTTGGAAGTTCTAAATTTGAAATATAAGGGGGTGGTTATATGTATGAAGAAAGCTTAGATAGTATTAAGGGTAGAATGTTAGATAATTTAGGTTCTGACTTGGATAAAAGAGAAGGTAGCTTTATAAGTGATATGTACGCTCCTATGTCGGTTGAGTTAGCTAAAGCATATATGGAAATGGATAATGTTCATTCTATAATGTTTGTTAATGATGCTTTTGGTGAAGATTTAGATAACAAAGCTAATGAATTTGGAGTATTTAGAAAGCTAGGAGATAGAGCTAAAGGTACTTTAAGGTTTGTTGGAATAAATGACACCTTAATACCTCGCAATATGGATGTATTTACCGATGGAGGATACAAGTTTATTACTACATCACAAGCGTATATAAAAAATGGATATGCAAATATTGAAGTTGAAGCTGATCTAGTAGGAGAAGTTTACAATGTAGAAGCTAATACAAAGTGGCAGCTGCCCTTTGATGTGTCTGTAAATGAAGTTGTAAACGATAAAGCATTTACTGGTGGTTTAGATATTGAAAACGATGAAGAATTTAGAATTAGATTCTTTGATGTAGTTAGAAACCCTAGAACAAGTGGTAATAAAAATGACTATGAGTTTTGGGCTAAAGAAATAAATGGAGTTTACAATGCAGAAGTTTATCCACTTTGGAATGGTAATAGCACTGTAAAGGTTGTTGCAAGTGGAGAAGGTAGAAAACCTTTAAACAATGAAACTTTACAAGCTTGCACATCGTACATAAAAGAAAAACATCCAATAGGAGCTAATGTTACTGTTGTTACTACTACATTATTTAATATATCTATTTCTACTACTATAACAATAGAGGAAGCATTTGACACTGAAACGGTTAAAAAAGCCGTAGAGGTATCTATAAGAGATTATATAGATAAATGTATAGGCAATATATATAGAAATAAGCTAGGAGCTAAAATATTAAGCGTAGAGGGTGTTATTGATTATACGGTTTTAACAATAAACAATAAGGCAGATTCAGTTATACCTATACCAAGCGATAGTTATTGCAATATATCAAACATTGCAATAGGGGTAGGTGTTTAATTATGAGTAGTCTTTTATTTAATAAATTACCTCAAGTGTATCAAAATTCTAAAGAAATAGAATCTATTCAAGATTCAATTGATAGTGAAAGAGTTGTATTAGAAAACAAATTAAAAGATTTTAGAAGCCAAGTATTTATAAACAGTTCTACTTGGTCACTTTTTATGTGGGAAGATATGTTAGCTATAAATACAGATTTAAGTTTGTCTGATTCTGAAAGACGAGAGAATATAATAGCTAAAGTTCGTGGCGGTAAAGTTTGTAATAAAGCTAACTTAAAGGAGCTATGCAAAGCTTATGGCGGTGGAGATGTTGAAATAATAGAAAACTTTGAGGATTATTCTTTTATAGTTAAGTTTGTTGATGAAATTTCGCCTTCAAATATAAAAGGTTTAGAAAAAGCTATAAATGAAATGAAACCCGCACATTTAAATTTTAGCTTTCAATATTTATATAATATTTGGCTTCAATATAAAAATACTCCTTGGGAAAATCTTAAAGGCAAAACTTGGGGAGAAGTTAAGACTGGTAAAACAGTCGATGAAGTTCCTAGCATATGCGGTAACATTCTATGTTCCGATAATACTATTTGCGGGAAAATATAGGGGGTGATTAAATGGCAACACAAACAACTAATTTAAAATTAACAAAACCTTCGTACGCTGATGCAGCAGACATAGCTATATTTAGTGGCAACATGGATATTTTAGACGATGAAGTAAATAAAAGGTCTAAGGTAGGTCATAAGCACCCAATGTCAGATATAGAAGGTTTAAGCCTTAAGGCTAAAAATGTAACTATAGAAGATACTTTATCTATATTTGAATCTGATAATGTAGAAGGTGCTTTAAGCGAGCTTTTTCAAAGTGTCAGTAGTGGTAAATCTAGCATAGCCCAAGCCATTACTGCCAAGGGTGTCCCCGCTAGTGAAAACGATGATTTCCCAACTTTGGCTAACAAAATATCTCAAATAATAAGTGCTTTGTTAAATATACCTTTTCCAATGTTTGATATTAAAGTAGGTACTGTTTCGGCTACGTTTGATACTTTAGATAGTACATTTAAAGAGTTTAGGCTACAGAATCAATCATGGCAAACAAGTAATGTATTTCATAACTTAATAGGCAATACAAGTTATACATTTGAAGCTAAATATGGAGGTAATAGAGTGTCTAATTTAACTATAGTTACTCCTAAAGCTAATCAAGCTAAACCTAGTCCTCCTAGATCAAGTGATATTCAAGGAGAGGTAGTTACTATCACCGCTCCTACGGGTTGTAAAATACGTTTTGAAAATGCTGTTTTTGATTCGCCACATACTTTTAGAGGGTTAAATCCAAATACAACTTATCAATTTTATGCTTTCACACCTGGTACGGATAAGTTAAATGAGTCCCCGAACTCAGATGCATTAATGGTCCAAACATTAAATCAAAAAATGTTATTTGGCGATGATATGAACTATCCATTAGCAAATGCGGATGTATGGAAACAGATTACTAATACTTCGTATGGGTCTGATAAGGCTAAGCTAACAATTACACCTGGAAATATGAAACTATATACAGGCAATGTTAATTTTGCGCATTGGCTAGATTTACAGATAAAAACGGATATAGATGTTTCTAAATACAATAAGTTAACTGTAGTTGTTAAAACTTTCCATACTAGTGACCCAACGGACAACCAAAATGAGGGCCGTATTGGCATAAGTGGAACTAGACAGTTGTTAAAAGCTCCAGGCACTTATGAGTTTGACGTTAGTGCATTAACTCAATCATTCTTAAGTATAAGAGTAGATGCTTGGGTAAATGACAGTACAACAATGGAAATATCTAGTATATACTTATCAAATTAATTAAGGGGGTATTTTACCCTTTTAGGAGGTGCCTAATGATAAAATATTTTAAGACATTATGGGAGAACAATATAACTCCCGTAAATGGTCGTAATTTAAATAAGATTGAAGATGCTTTAGAATATTTATATGATGTTATAAGAAATGTTCCAAACGAAGAAAATGTTAGAATTTCAAATGAAAAGCAAAGACAGAAAGATGAAATAACTAGAAAGAATGATGAAATAAAAAGGAATTCAGTTTTCGATTCTAAAGTTGAAGACGTGGATCATGCGATTGATGCATCCAAGAATAATATAAAAGAAGTTAATAATAAGTTTGAAAATATAGTAGCTGGAAAGCAACAGGATGCAGAATTGATATTGTCTAGGGATGGAGAAATAAGTTTGCCTGTTAGGCTTAAAAGAGACTTGTATGTAGATAATATTCCTCTTAAGCAAAAGGTTTTAGATATAGAAGGACTTAAGGAAATGCAAGACTTAGAGTATGAAACCGATACTGGTTATAGGGTTTGTGAAAACACTAAAAATGGAGTTGTAAAGGATTTAAAGGTGTATGGGAAGAGTTTTGTCAATATAGCAGATTTTTCTAAAGTAGTAGTGCAAGGAGGAGCGGTAAAAGGAATCAATGGAAAAGTTAGCTTACCTGTTAACAATGCTTCATTTTACTATGAGGGTGATATTTTCTCAAACTTATGTACTGCTATATTTATTCCTGAAAATAATGAAAAGTACACAATTCATACCTTAGATAAATCGGGTGCTAATGTTGATGCTTGGTTTAATCAAGTTGGAATGCAAATTAAATTGTTGAATAAATCTAACATTTGTAAGGTTAGAGCATATTCTAATAGTTCAGTTTCCAACTCCATTCAGTGCTATATCGTATTGGGAGATGTATCTCAAAACCCACCTAGCTACTTTGAAGGAATCGCATCTGTTGGTAATGGAACTCCACTAGATGTTATTACATCAAATGAAAACTTGTTTGATGAAAGCTTTATGGAATCTCGTTTAGAGAGTGATGGATATTATCATTTTAGGACAACAGGTAACACAAAAAGTTCGTTGTTTTTTGGGATAATAGATAAATCAAACAAGCAAGTAAGTGCTATGTCTCCAAATAATAGCGTAGATCTTACAGGTAAAGATTTAACAGGTTATAAAGTATTAATAGGCCTTAATGGGGACAAGGTTGATGATAAAATATCATTTCCTATAGATAGCTTTCCTATAGATAGATTTAGTATATTTAAGAATGTATCAGACATAGTTATGGTGGATTATAATCATATTAAAATAAAAAAACCTTACATTAACTGTGGAACAGTTGATAAAGGGTATTCAAGTTTTAAGTGTGATAAAAAAACAATTTTATTTAAAGATGTAGATAAAAGTTGGAAACCTGTTACAGAGTTGAATGAATTCGATATATTAGACTCAATAAGAAAAAAATTATATAAGAATAGTTCAAATATTACTTATAGAGGAGCTAGCAGTGAAAATTGGACATTATCATCTAGCTCTGATGCTACATTAGTATTTAAAATACCTTCTCCAAACGGTTCAAATGCTAATCAACATGTAATTTGTGATAAATTTAATTTCTTTAGGCAATCTTGGGATGCTTCTAATCAAAAGGAGGGGATCTCATTTGATAGTAACGGAAACACATATGTACAAATTTTTAAATCTAGATTAACTACACTAGATAGTTATGGGTTCAAATCCTGGCTACAATCTAATTATATAAATATAATATATGCTACATTGAATAGTGTGGTATATGAAATTAGTCCGCTTGATTTAGTTTCATTTGAAAATGAAACTATGTGGATGATTAAAAGTGGTCCAGTATCATCAAGTGCAGAGTTTAAAGTAACTTCAAGCATACAAAACTTTGCTAAAAATACGGCAGAGAGAGTGGATAGGCTAGAGGATGAAGTTTACAAAATGAACCTAGCTAACTTTGCAGTATCATTAAATGCTTTAGAATTAAAAACTAGATTAGAAGCACTAGAAGCACCTAAACAATAGGTGTTATTTTTATGCACAAAAAGGAGATGGTTAAATGAACAATAATACGATGAGTTTAGAAGAAGCAATGGATTTACTAGCAAGTAACTGTCCTAACGTGTTTGCACCTATAGCAACAGAGATGCAAAATTTAAGAAGTGATAATGAAACCGCTAGCAACAAAATAGAAAGAACAGAAAATGCTTTAAATGAATTGATATTTAACACTATGAATGGAGGATTATAAGATATGATAGAATATTTAGCTTTTCAAATAATTGAGGGAAAATTAACTTATCAAAAGGTAATGACTAAGTTCTCAGCAAATAAAGCGGAGATAGATGCAATACTAAGAAGAGAAGGTAGAGAAGATTTAATAGAGGAGATAGAAGGGCTTAAATAGTCCTTCTTTTTTATTTTAACTTAGGAGGAATGTATGGATATAAATGCACTGATTGAAAACTTAGGGTTTCCTATAGCGTGTGTTTTAGCTTTAGGTTGGTACATAAATAAAAAAGACCAAGATTCAAAGGAAGAGCGAATTAGAGAAAGAGAAGATGATAAACAAGATAAAGAAAGGTTATTCCAAGAAATCACCTATAATAGAGATGTTAATGAGAAGTTGTTAAAGACAAATCAAGAAGTATCTGAAACTAATAGAATACTGGTTAAAGACTTTACAGACAAAGTGGATAGCATAGATACAAAGGTAGATAAAATACTTGAAAAGGTTGGTGTTTAATTATGGCAATGTATAAAGTTTATTTAGATGCGGGGCATGGCGGTAATGACAGTGGAGCTATAGGTGCTAGAAATGCATTTGAAAAGAATATAGTTTTAGATATGTGTAATAGGATTAAGAAGATATTAGAAAGTAGAAATGTAGAAGTTAGAATGTCAAGAAATACTGATGTATTCAAAACTTTATCTCAAAGGACTTCTGATGCGAATAAATGGGGTGCCAATGTTTTAGTATCTATTCATTGTAATAGCTTTAAGGATATAAACGCTAAAGGATTAGAAACTTTTTGTTATAAGCTTAAATATAGAAAACTAGCTGATTGTGTTCAAAATGAACTTATTAATGATAAGCTTTATACTGTTAATCGAGGTGTTAAAGAGGGTAACCTTCATATGGTAAGGGAAAGCAATATGCAAGCTTGTTTAATAGAACTAGGATTTATATCTAATTTAGAGGATTTAAATTTAATAGAATCTAAAAAAGACGAGTTTGCTTTAGCTATAGCGGATGGAATATGCAACTATTTAGGAGTTAAATACAATAGTAATCCTCCTATACAAAAGGTTGATGTTTATAACATAATTACGGGTGGATTTGGTACTAAAGAGAACGCTCAAAAACAACTAGAACATTTACATGAGCTTACTGGTTGGTATTTAGAATTAGAGGAACAAAGACAAGGAGATTTCAGAATCCGTACGGGTGGATTTACTGGAGAAGATAGAGTTAAAAGAGAAATGGCAGCACTAACAGAACTTACGGGCTGGTGGTGTACTTACGAAAAAGAGAAGTAGCCAATGTTTGTTATTAAGCTTCTTAACAAATTAATTATTTAGGTTAAATTTAATCAAAATACACACTCATTTATTTGTTAAGTTGCTTGATAACGTACTTTTCGCACAAAGCATGATAATATTATATTAGCCAAACTGTTTCCCACTTACTAGGGGAAGAAAATCAAGCTAGTAAGAGTATAATCTACTAACAGATTAGAAGTTTCGTTTTTCATATTCAACAATGATTTTGAAACTTCAACTGAATGGTTTCTACCTTCGAGGAAACTATATACTCAAGTGTCTACATAAAGGGTTGTAGGCACTCTTTTTTTATTTGAATTTATATATCTTTAATGTTAAAATATAATTAAGAAAGCTATCAAATGCAAACTGTATAAGTTTATACTTGTATGGGATTCTCCTTTAACGTGAGATATAGGCATTTAGTGGCTTTTTTTATTTCAATCAATACAATAGAGTTTTAGCTTTCATTAAAGAAGTGAATTAAGTAATTTAACCTTTATTGTAAGCTTTAACTATTTAAATAATCATGATACAATATATAAATTAATATATATTCAAAAAAATCAAGCAAATATATATTTCTAAAATTGATTTTGGGTGCTTAGGCATCCTTTTTTTAATTGCTTTTGCAAACTGAGCACCTATCATATTCAAATCTTTGGTGCTTTCCACAAACTCTGCAATATTGGAATTCATTATTATAAGAAGAAGTAGAATAAAAATTATCTTGGTGGCTTCTATCTTCCTTTTTCTCGTCTTTAAGCTTAAATATATCAAGCATAGCTATAAAACCTCCTTAAAATTGATTCTATTCGATATTTTAGACATATTATAGGTTATTTATACATAAAAAAAGACTAGGTTGACCTAGCCTATTGTTTACTCATTTAATAATTCTTTATTATCGTATAGGTTTCCAATAACTTCAAATTCATTCTTTAAATCAAAGCTACACTTTCCATCATTGTATTTTTCATTTTCTTTTAAACTCTTATAATTAAATTGTCTATCATATTTTCCTTTATATTTGATACAAAATTCGCAATCTTTAAATTTAACAACTCCAGTTAGTTCAATCATTCCAGTGCATTTAACTATATCGCCCTCATATATCTTTTTACCGTTTTTATCTTTTAATCCAGTATATTGCATTAATCTATAATTACTTTCATTTAATATAAAACCGTCAACCATTACGCTAGAAAAAAATATATCTTTTCTAAAATCAATGTTGTATATATCTTTATTTTCTATCATTTCTTTTTCTTCATTATTCCAAATTCTAAATTTAATTTCCCTCATAATAACCCTCCTATTTAAAGTTAATTAATATCCCTTATTTATTTTTTTCATATATTATCATTGCTGAATAATTATCTATGCTATAGGTCGCACTATTCCCATTTCCAGTGTATTTTATGTCTATTATTTTGCGTGAATCCTCATATTCATCGAGCCACTTATTTATTTTATCTTGCAATTGGTATTTGTATTTTTCCTCTAATATTTCAACTCTCATAATAACCCTCCAAATAAATTTATTTATACCAACTCGGAACTTTATATCCTTTCAATCAACTTTATAAGTTTATCAAGTATAGGCTTAATTGTTATATCCAGTAATTCATTAAAACTTTTATTTATCATATATCCATTATAGGAGAATGACTTTTTAATTACTTTTATTTGCCTACTATCTAAATCTTTGTAATCTATTCCTTCAGCTTTGCAATACTCTATAAAATCATTATCCACGTTTAACTTTCCTTCCAGCTCTAGTATCATTTTCTTTTGCCCCTAATACTCTGCTAATTGCTTGGTCACCACTTAGATTCTCATTTAATATGCAAGCTAGTAAAGCACAATAATTCGGATAATGGAATGTATCCCTTCTATCTGCTTTCTCAAAATCACTTATATCCCTTTTAACTATCATTTTGCTTTTCCCCCTTATCTTTTTAATTCGTAAAAACTACCGCATATATTATTAACTTCTTTGAAATAATATTTTGCAATTTCCATATGTTCTTTTTGCCCATATATTAAACACTTATCAAATTCTGTTAACTGTTTGAATTGAAGGTGTAAATCTTTCATTCCATTATATAAATAGCAATTCCAGCTTATGCATAATATAGATACTGCTAAGTAGTTTTTGTGTTCTTTTAAACTTATAGGGTACTTAGCTTTTATATATTTGAATTTATCATCATTCCAAAAATAGTTACTTGATTCCTCAACCCCTATGTAATCTATATTGTTATTAAGGAATAACTCGCTTTGGAATCCTTTTGCACATCCTATATCAACAATACCTTTAATGTTATTTGCTATACAATATTCCAAAACTTTAATGTAATTTTCTTTTGATATTTCAAAGAAATGTGATAAACAGTATTCTTGAATCATATACTCTTCATTTTTAGTTTTTCTGTATAATTCACTAAGTTCGATTAATCTTTTCTCTAGTATATTAGTTTCTGTTATCATTTTAATTTTCCCCCTTAAATGCTTTGTATATATATCCACAAAAACACGATCCAGATATTAATGATATTATGTTTATAGCTATTGGAACTATTAATATGTCATAGTTTTGATGCACTAGCTGATATCTTAGTTCATCGATTGAAGCTTGAAACATTATTAAGCTTTGTACTATAACATTTAAACTTAAAAATATTGCTATTCCCTTTTTCATTTGTTGCCCCCTTTAAACTATTTCAATTTCTATATAATCTTCATTGTCAAACTTCTTTGTAGCTTCGATTGCATATATATATCTATCATCCTTATAGGCTACTGTGTTTAATCCATCTTGAACACACTTTACTAAATTATCTATATCGCACTTAGAGGGTATTATTTGCCCTTCTAAAGCCTTTTGCTTATCCTTCTTAGTGTAAGACTTGGGAACTTTAAATCCAAAGCCTAGTTTAAGCTTTATAGGCTTATCATCAAAGTACTTTCCTCCTTGTTTCTTATACTCAAATGCAATATATTCTTCAAAGTTTTTAGTTTTACTTGGCGTGTAAGTTCTTCCAGTAAGAGTATTCATTCTTGGTCGTGCTTTTGGTACTGGAATAGTGTTTATTCTTATCATTTATTAAATCCCCCTATAATAAACTATTAGCTACATTGTAAATTTCCATAAATTCTGTAGTGGTAGCTTTTCTTTCTGCTTCTGTAAACTTATCTCTAGTTTTCCCAAGTTCAGCTTCTTTCGTCTTTATGTAAGTGTTAAATACTGGCGCTAGTCTTTTAGCTCTTATGCTTCCATCTATAATAGCTTTACATCTATCCTTGTACCTATCGTTAAGTGAAAAGTTGTAAGCTAGCATAGCCCCATCAGCTTTGTTGTATAGGCTAGTAAAATCTTTATCTTTAGTTATTTGCTTCATATCCCTTTAATCCCCCTTATATACACCATTTAAATTGAATATTGTCATCTTCTTCTCTTTGTTCTTCTATAGTTATTACTTTATTATTATCTTTAACATTTTTTAATATATGGGCTATTATATCTATAGTCCATCCATTCCCAATGGCTTTTATTCTTGATCTATCTGAAAATCCATCGGTATACCCTAATGGTAATGTTTGAAGTTTCTCCAACTCTGAAAGTGTGTATCTTCGTATTGAATTGTTGTGCATTACATGAATGTTGCAACAAGTATCTAAGCATGATGATTTACCATGTATAACTCTTCCTCTTCTGCTTTTGCTTAGTGCAAAAGATAAATTAATTCCATCTCCATTATTAGCTACAATGTATCCTAGCTTCGTACCTTGTTTAATTCTTATCTCCCCATTTATATTAGTAACTAGATTTATTGAATTTTCGCTTGTTGTGTTATCAAACTTTATACCTTGATGAAATATAGGATTGTCTAGCTTAATATCTTTGTCTAATATATCTATTAGACTTATATTTTTGTCTTTAGGTATTTGTATATTATTTATATTTGTCCAATACAATCTTGGTCTGTTTTGAGCTGATAATAATTTTGAATTTATATCTATTGGCTTAACTTTTAAATATGAAGTTATTGTTTCTTCCCATTCTTTCTTCATATGAACGTTTTCAAGTAAAAACTTAACATTTGGATTGTTGTATTTTTTTATCCAGTTTAAAATATCTACAAACTTAAAAAACAATTTACTTCTTGGATCTTCAAAGTTTAAACCTTTTCCTTGTCGGCTAAACCCTTGACAAGGACTACCAGCTAATAGTAAATCTATTTTTTCCATATTCTTTATATTTTCAATATTTATATTGTTTATATCTCCTAATCGTTTTATATTCGGATAGTTTTTATTTGAAATTCCTATAGCTGATTTATCTATTTCACTTGAGTAATATTCTTTAACATTTATTCCAGCTCTTTCAAGAGCTACCATACCACAACTTATCCCATCAAATAAACTTAGTACAGTTATCCCCATTTATTTAAATCCCCCTTTAAATCGCTTTCATTCTTGTTTTAGTATATTTATATTAAAACTTGTTTTAATCTTCTCTAAAAGGCATTTAAGCCTTATTACCAATTCCATTTATCTTTACTCAATTTTTCTATTGTTTCATTATCTAATGAGTTTGGATCAACTATATTATCCCCTACTTTAACTTTGCTTTTAGCTAATTTAATGCCATTTTTATTTTTATGGTTATAATTTTTATTATTTTGGTTTATACTATTATTAGGTTTATTGTTTTTATTAGTCGTTTCTATTAATGTAGGAGCGGCTTTTTTGTTTATATCACCGTCATTATCAGTTATATCGGGTATTAAATTGTAAAACTTTTCAGTAAATGTAAAATATGAATATGTTCCATACTTATCTTTTTTTGTAAAGCTTTTCAATACCCCTATATGCTTGAATGATTTAGCTCTTTTCTTGCTGCTTTCACTCATTGAATTATATCTTGATTCCCAATCTATAGGTTTTTCAGATAAGTTGTTATTAAATATTTCCATTACTCTAGTTTTCTTCATTCCAAGTATTGGCAAATCTTCTACAAATTTATCATACTTAACCCAGTAATACATTTTACCATCGTGAATAGTTGTATCCATTCTTCCACTTGATGTAAAATCATGCAAATGTCTTAAAATCATAAGTTCATCCAAGTTTAACCCCAACTCAAATGCTTTTAATTGGTCAAAGCCTAGTATGTTATATCTCATTTTATCCTCCTATACTATAAATATTTATTTGTAATCACTTTATATGTGTTTACTCCAACTCCACCAAGTATATTAGTATTATTTTCTTTTCTTATGATACCTTTATCTTCTAAACCTTTTATAGCTTTTATCAATGTAGGTTTTGTTATATTAAGTTCTTCACTTATGCGTTTATAAGAAGTTGATATACCACTACTCTTATAATGATGTAAGAAGTATATCATTAATATTTTTTCTGATTGTGACAATTCTTTATCGGTTATAACCTTTAGGTAGTTCATTAAAACCCTCCTTAACTTTTCTTAATTATAGTATATGATACTTTGTTTACAATGTCAATATTTTTTACTATATTAATATTTTTTATTCAATGTCTAGTGATGTATATATATAGAATGTTTAATAGAATAATGATTTAATAGAATAATCTTTGTTCTTATCATATGATGTTACCCCGTCTTATCAAATGATGTTATGGGTATTATCATATGATGTTACCCCGTATTATCATATGACGTTGTGGGTGTTAAAAACTGTTGATATTGTGGATAAAACATTAACTTTTATCAGTGTAAAGAAACTTTACTTCAAGGTGATTGCAATGCTTTGACAGTTTAATTATAAAAAATATATAAAAGTTTTAAAATAATAGTATAAAATAGTAAATAATATGATATAATAGTATTATAATAAATAAGGAGGTTGTGAATATGCAATGTGAAAAATGTGGAGAAATAAACTTTGATAAACTGCAAGTGGTAAAAGATGAAACAAGATTAAATATAAATGTGTACGCTGATGCGCAATGGGAAAGCACGTTAATTACAATAAAATGCTTAAGTTGCGGATACGAATTTGAAGAAGAATGTTAATAAGGAGGTTGGGAATATGTATGCCAATATAAAGCCTGCAATGTTTGGACATATGAAAATATATGATTGCAATTTATGCGATTCTAGGAAAGAGGAGCAAACTAATACACTTCAAATAGAAGGTGTTGAATTATTTATATGCGATGATTGCTTGCAAGAATTAAATCGTAAGATAGTAGATCATTTAGCAGAAAAGAATTTATAAGGGGTGATAATATGAAAAATATAATGTGTCAATGTGGGAATGAAGCTGAAAGAGACGGATATTCCAATATAGAAATAGAAGATGGATTTATATGTATAAAAGGTTACGCTTACTGTGAATGTGGAAATTCTTATAAATTTGAAGATTTGTATAAAGTTGATTTTGATAAACCTTTTGATACCATAATAGAATAGATTGTTGCAAGATAGGGGTAACAAAATGAATGAACTAGATATATTGAAACTAGAGTTTGTATTTACGATAAACAAGTATAATGAATTGAATTTATTGCCATTAAGTATTAGAGGTGAAATATCAAGTTATTATGAGTTAAAGATAAATCATTTAAATAAAAAAATAGAATGTTTGGTAGATAATAGTTTGTAAAGGAGTGTTAATATGAATAAAGTTGATATTATAGAAGATAATGAGGAATCTATACAAAGTTTTAGACAAATGGGTTGGGGACATAGTGATTATTGTATAGACTACAAGCAATTAGAAGATTTGAAAAATGGAAAATTAATAGCTATGTGTGATGGAGAATATACAAGCACAATAAAATTAATAGGAGAATAAGAATGAAACAAACAGTAAAAGTACAATCAACAAGTAAACAGTTAATGATAACAATACCTAAAGAGTTCTATGAGAAGTTAGAAATTAAAAAGGGTGATACGTTGCTACTAGAGGAAAAAGAAGGTAAAATAGTTATAAGTAAATAAAGAAATGAGGGTAAAATATGGGGAAAATTCAATGTCCTAACTGTGGAAGTTTTGCTACGCAGAAGATGGGACCAGTATTTTTAGGTTTTATGTTTTTAATGTCAACTGGGTTATTAGTATGGATTCCTATTATAGGGTGGGTAATGGCTCCTTTAATGCTATTAGCTAGTATAGGTTGCTTTATATCAGCACCATTTATAAAGAAGGTAGGGTATAGATGCAATACTTGTAAATACTCGTGGAGTGAAATGGTTAAGAATAAGTAGGGGGTTAATATGGATAATAATTTTACTGATGAAATATATAAGACATTTGAAAAATTTGCATTTGAAGAAGTTAGTTATACTAACTTAGATTTGGTAGTAAGTAGTGTAAAAGAAATATTTGATAGGTATAAAAAATATAATTAAACCTACGATAGAAATTAAAACAAAGATTGATAAGTCTGGTAATATAATTAATTTTTATTTTGAAGATAACGGGAAAGTAATAGAAGATTTAAACGATTTGTATATTTAAAAATGGTTAAGAGTAAATAGGGAATGAAATATAATTTTTATTGGAGGTCTTATGAGAATAGAAAAATTAATAGAAAAGTTGCAAGAGTTTAAAAGTCAATATGGAGATATAGAAGTTTACAATTCAAGCTCTGGGTATATAGTGGAATGTGTTGAAACTGGAGATTGTGGAGAAGATGAAGAAATGTATATAGTATTAGATTGATTATTGTTTAGGAATATAAGAAATAAAATTATTTAAGGAGATAAGATATGAAAGTTAAAGAGTTTAATAAGGGTGGAGATACATTAGAACAAGAGTTAAATGAATGGTTGGATAAAAATAAAGAAAGGATTCAAGTCATAGATATAAAATACTCGGTGGCAAGTTTTACAGAGAGTAAAAGTTACGATAGTGAATATTTCGGATGTGCATTAGTTATTTATGAGATAAAATAATTCTTTTAAGGCTAGGGTTTACCCTAGTCTTTTTTTATTTTTAAAATATCTCATTTATGGGGTATCAAAACGCAATATGTTGCATATAATACACTAAGACAATAATTAAAAGGGGGATTAGTTATGAATAAAATATATATACTAGAAGGGAAAAATGGAGAGGTGTTAGCTATATTAAGTAATAGAGAGGATAAAACATATAGTCAGTTTAGGGAAGAGTGCACAGAAGCAGCAGAAGAAAGCAACAATGATTTTTATAGTGTAAAAGATATATTAGTAAGCATGTATGGGTATGAGGTAGTTGATGTAGTTGGAGGATTTGAAACCAACAAAAAGAAAGGTGCGATATGATATGTGGGATAGCATAGAAGAACACGTTAATGATAATGATAGATTTGGAAACTGTGATAACTGCAATGAAAGAACCTCTAATCATAAACTAGAGGAGTTTGGGGGTATATGTGAGGAATGTTACTACGAAGATAAATAACACCATATTGCCGATGTCGGGAAAATGATAATTAAGCCTATAAGGAGGTTTAAAATAATGGAGGATAATTTATACGAGGAACTAAAGAAAAGTGGTTTAAAAATGGAATATGTGGCTCACAAGTTAGACATAAACAGAAGGACTTTATACGGTAAGCTAAAAGAAGATGGAAAGTACAAATTAAAGGAAAGTGAAAAGGAAGTTATAAGGGAATTATTAAAGAGGGTAAACGATGGTTAATTTAAATAAGATTGCTTGGGATAATTGGAATAAGGAATCAGAATTAAAAAGGGATATAAGTCCTAAAACGTGTCATGACAGTAAAAAGACAATTAGGGGGACGGTTAATATGAGTGATAATAAAAATGCTTTAGAACCTTTAGCAGATAGTTTAGCAAATAGCATCAACTTAATAGGTACTGTTGCGGTTCAAGCTTCTACCAATATAATTCTATTTTCAGTAAAAGGTATTTCCGAGTTGGTAAAGCTAATCGTTGATGTAGGCTCAATAGGATATCAATGTGCAACTGGTACTTATGAATATGAAGTTGCTACAGACGAGGACGTTTTAAACGACCACAAAGGAGCATTAAGAAGTGTAACCGATATAGAATATAAAAAAGTTGATTATAAGCCTATACAGACTAAATATTTAGAAATTGGAAGTTTTGATTGCGGATTAAAGGACTTTGTAAAGTTTAAAAGGCATAATGAGGTAGAGGATAATTCCCTTAAGTGTTTCATAGGAGAAAATGAATATGGCAAAGCTCAAGAGTTGGACCTATTCAAAGATGGAAGTTTACTTATAGGTGGTGCTAGCCAGTGGGGAAAAACTAGCTTGATATGTTCAATATTATTAAGCTTCATGGATAGATATGATCCGCAATATTTAAGAATAGTTTTAGTTGATTTCAAGGAAGTAGATTTAGTTAGGATAGATAAATATAAACACATAATTTCTGAATGTATAACTGATGTTAATAAGCTAAATAACTTACTTACTTGGTGTGAAAATGAATGTAAGTCTAGAGCTGAAATATTTAGAAATAATGATGTGTCTAATCTAAAAGACTTTAATAAAATGAGTGAAGTTAAAATGCAGCCCGTAATTATAGTAATTGATGAACTAGCTCAAGTAACTGTGGGTAATAAAAAGGAATCAGATGTTATAAAGGATAGAATATTCAAGCTAGTATCTAAATCTATGGCATTTGGAGTTTATTGGATTATATGCACTCAAGAGCTTTCAAGGAATACTTTAGGCAATATGAAAGTTAACTTCACTCAAAGCATAGGACTTAAATGTGCCGATAAGGTTGCAAGTGATTTAATTATTAAAGATGGAAACTTAGAGGATATAAAAATAAAAGGTAGAGCTAAGATTGAAAATAGTAATGGTATAACTGAGTTTCAAAGCTACTGGACCACTAAAGAAGATTTTGAAAGAATATTAAAGGGTAAAAGGAAGTGATTGCATGGCTTATGTTTATAGGTTTATAGATCAGCATGAAAAAACCATATATATTGGATATACTGGACAGACATTAGACAAAAGAATGAGCCAACACTTTCAAAAAGGACATTTACCCAGTAAGTGTTATAACTCAATAGCTAGAATAGAATATATAAGATATGCAACTAAATCTGATGCAATGGTAATTGAAACATATATGATAAACAAATACAAGCCTATATATAACAAGCTTAATAAACAAAATGATACTATTACATTAAACCTTGAAATCGAAGAAAATTGGAAGGTATATAGAGTGTATAAGACTACTACAGAATATAAAGATAACGTTAATTACAATAGTTGTAGTGGTTGCATAGTATCAGTAGGAGTAATAGCCTTTTTATTATATGCTATCGGATTTTTCTTCTTTAGCATTATATAATTTAAATATATATTATTGGCCAGTATCGAGAACAAGCGAATAAACTTTAAGTCAATAAGTGTTCAGTCTGATACGTAGGTTAAATTTTAAAAGCACATTAAACGTAAGCTGGTAACTTATGTTTAAAGGAAGTAGTCGGCAGCGGTGTCGGCTATTTTTTTATTTATTTTTAAAAATGGTTGCATAAAATAGACTAACTTAGTATATTATATATAAAGATAAAATTAATATAGGAGTTATTTTATGAATATCAAATTAATAAAAGAAGCAAGAGAAAATAAAGATATAAGCCAATATAAGTTAGCACAGATTACTGGAATAAATAGAAGTACTATAAAACGCTATGAAGATGGAAGTATTAAAAACATATCTTTTGAAAAACTATCTAGTATTTGCAACGCTTTAGATATAGACATAAAAGAAGTTTTAGAAATTAAATAATTTTTTTACAAAAATAGTTGCATAAAAGCAACTAAATAGGCTATAATAATATATATAAAGTTAAACAAGAAGAAAGGGGACTTGGGAATGAAATTTGAAAATAGATTAGTAGTAAATGCAATAGAAGAAAAAATAACTTCTCTTAGGAATGAAGCTAAAGAGGTTTGTGAGTTTGACAAAGAAGCTTATGATATATTTTATAAAGACGAGATTGAAAGCCTTGAGAAGAGCTTACACAGTCTTAATGAGGAAGCTATGACAGTAGAAGATAGCATAGACAACGATATATTTTTCAATAGTCAATTAGAAGAACAAGAGGAAGAGATTGACGAAGATTTGGAAGCGTGGAAACTCGACCAACTCAATAAGGATTATAAGTTTGGGACTAATAGTTGGGATTTATAGGATAATAAAACAAGTAATTGAAGTTTAGTATTAAATAAAAAATGGAGGGGTTTAAAATGGAAAATAAAGAATCTTATGTTACTGGACTTGGATGGTTGGATTTTGAAGGAATGAAATATAACATAGAAAACCTTATTGGTGGATTAGATGAAATAATAGAAAGTTTAAAATATGATTTAGAAAATGCTAATGAAAAAATAGAAGAACTTGAAAATGAAAATTATGATTTGAAAGAAAAAGTTGAAGAACTTGAAAGTAAAGTAGAAGAATTAGAAGCTTAAATATAAAAAATAAAATTTGGAGGGTGTAAAAATGGAAAAAACAATAAGTTTATACGAAATGGCTACAGATTTAGTTAATATAGCAGAGGTTGAAGAGGTTACAGAGGAAGTAAGAACAGAAATAATGGAAGCTATGAAAGAAGCAATGGAAAATAAGGCAGAAAATATAATAGCAGTTATAAGAAATTATGAAAGCAGAATAGAAGCTATAAAATCAGAAGAAAAAAGACTTTCAGAATACAGAAAAGGCGAAGAAAAGAAACTTGAAAGGTTAAAAGATTATACGCTAAGTTGCATGGAAATGATGGGGAATAAAAAACTTGAAACAAATATAGGAAGAATAAGCTTAAGAAAGAAACCCGATACGCTAATTGTACTCGATGAAAATAAAGTTCCCGATATATACAAAACAGTTAAAGAAGTAATAAATATAGATAAAGCTCAGATAAAGAAAGATTTAAAGGAAAGCGATATAGAAGGTGTTATACTTCAAGTCGGTGGAAATAGCTTGCAAATAAAATAAAAGGATTAGGAGGGAAACCTCCTTCCTTAAAACTTGTTCAATAGGGGTGAAAAACAAATGATAAATAAATTTAAGGTTGTATTGGGAGTTTTATTAACATTAGGTATGGTGTTTAAGCCTATACAAGTTACACCAACGGTTAGCATAACACTTGTTATATTAGGAATAGTAGGAGCTTTAATGGTACTTGATGGGTTAATGAAAATAGAGATATAAGGGGAATAAGACAATGAGATTAAGGGTTTGGAATATGTTAAGCGTAAGACAACAGAATCAGTTATTAGCTAGATTAAGACTAAATCTAATTATAAAAGGAGAGTAAATAAAATGGAAAATAAAAATATATACAGTAAGTTAATGGAAGTTAGAGTTAAGTTTCACAAATTGGAATTAAAGAAAAGTGGTCATAACAAGTTTGCGAATTTTAAATACTTTGAATTAGGGGATTTCTTAGTTCCAGCAACTCAATTATTGCAAGAAGCTAATTTGTGTCCTATAGTTACTTTTGACAATGATCTAGCAAAAATGGTTTTAATAAATGGTGATAATGCAAGTGAACAAATAGAGTTTACAAGTCCTATGAGAAACTTAGCTTTAAAAGGGGCAAATGATATGCAAAGTTTAGGAGGGGTTGAAACTTATCAAACTAGATACTTATATGTTCAACTTCTTAACATAGTTGAAAGTGATAGCTTCGATGCGGTAAGCGGAACTGATTCCAATAAGCAAATTGATAATGAATTGCTAGGGAAAGTATACGATATAGCTAAAACTAAAGGATATGATAGGGAAGCAGTTGATAAGCACATACAAGCTAAAGGATATAATAAATCAAACTTCAATAATGAAGCCTTTAAGGTTATGTATGAAGGTTATAGCAAAATGCAAGCGCAACAATAAAAAATAAAGTGCTGGTAACATAATTTTATTACTGGCACTTAAATAAATAAAACTAAAGAGATAAGGGGAGATTGAAAGTGATATTTCAAAAAGTTACTAAAGATGAATTTATGAGTGCTTTTGAAAGAAACAACTTGTTTATACAAAATAAAGCTAAGAGGGATAAAATAAACAAGCAAAAGCAATTTGAAACATTGATTACAGAGTTGAAAATAGATTCTTGTTATAAAGAAAGTAAAAGATGCAAGATAAGATAAATTAGGAGGGTTATATTATGAAAGGAACATACAAAATAGGAGAACAAATTGAATTTAAAGAGGATTATAATGTTAAAACTTTTAATGGAAGAGAGTTAGAAGTTAAAAAAGGTGATAAGGCTATCGTAAATAGTAGAGGGTTTATAGAATATACAAGTGGTAAAGCTAAAGGAATTAGACAAATTGTAGATGGAATAAAAGTTGAAGATTACGACCATATGAATATATCTAAGCAAATATTAAATAGGTTAATTAGTGAATACAACTTGGAAGAATTTATGGATTGTGAAGAAATTTCGATTAAAAGTTTTTTAGAAGAAATAGAAGATGTGTTATGCGAAATATTATAAGAAAATAGCATAAAATTAGTGGCATAGAATAGGTAGTTTTATGCCACTAATATAAGAAATCGCTTATTTTAAACGTTTAAGCTAATGATAAGTGCTTTATGTCAGTTATTAAGTCAGAAGTGACTACTTTTTAGGGGGATTTTGAGTAGAATGAGTATAGATATAAATAAGTGTAAAATTAAAATAATCGTAGACAGTAGAGAAAAAAGTTGGTTGCATATAGCCAATACTTGGAATAAAAATAATATTGAATATTACATAAAAGATAAGGGACTTAAAACTGGAGATTATTCCATCGCGGTAAAAACTCCAAGTGGTGAGGTAATAAACTTTGAAGATAAAGTAGTAGTTGAAAGAAAAGCCAATATTACAGAGCTATGCGGTAACTTAACCGATAATAGAGATAGTGCTGGTAAGAATAGATTTATAAGGGAGCTTGAGAGGGCTAAGAAAAATGGCATTAAGCTAATACTACTAATTGAAGATTCGCAAGGCTATGACAAGGCATTAAGGGGATTCTTTAGGGAAGATAAACCAAGTAAGATGCACACTAACGGATTTATAGGTATGTTAATGGCATATAAGGCTAGATATGACTTTGAAGTTGTTTGGTTAGATAAGGAGCTTTCGGGTTCGTACATCTACAAAATATTATACTATGAAGCAAGAGAATATTTAAAGAATATGAAATAAAGGGTGATGATTGAATGATACTAATTCTAAGCTGCTTTGCATTTTCATTTATATTGTTTCTTTTAGGATATACAGTTTTAGGATTTTGGGGAGAAATAGGGATTAATGAATTTGCAGTAGATGTAATTAAAGGTGGTTTTTTTCTTACAATAGGTATGATATTTATATTAAAACTTGGATTGAAGCTTGGATATTGGCTAGAAGCTATATTTAAATAAAATAATCGGAGGTAAATTATGAATAAAAAAATATGTAAAGATTGTGGTGGAACTGGAAAGCTTGGATTTCAGAGAGAAGATTGTTGGTTTTGTGGAGGAAGTGGGTTTGTACTAGAAGAAAAAATAGAAGATACTGTATGTGAAAATTGCGAAGGTATAAATGTAGTATATATTGGTAATGAACATGAAAAATATTACTGTAAAGATTGTGGATATGAAAGCTAGAGAATATTTAAAGAATATGAAATAAAATATAATTTTTATTTAGAGGTGAATGTATGAAAAAGAAAGTAGTTGTTAATTACAATGATGGTGGGAAATTGATATATAGAGGTTATTCGGATAAAGATGATTACTATTTTATAAACAATCATAAATTTAGTACTGGTATTGTAAATATAACTAGACAATATTACCCATTAAAAGATAATCAAGAAGTAGTTATATTTGGTAAATAAAATAATTCTTTTATGGAGGTAAGTTATGAGTAAAAAATATGGTGCAAAATTTAGGGAAATCTATAATAGAGAAACGAAGCAATCTAGAGATGTATATAGTGCAGTTATATATAGTGATAGTGCATTAAATGGGGAAATGCTAGTAGCAAGCAAAGGCGAAATATTAGAATTTAAGAATAAAGAAGATGCTTTAGAAGAAGCAAGAAAAACATATGAAAAGTTCAAGTGGCAACTATGGGATTAGGTAAAATAATTATTCAATACGTACATACATATGTACGTACATAAAAGGAGGGTAAAACCTTCTTTTTTATTGTAGAAAAATAGGAAAATGTTTACTGTAAAACCTTGAACGTTACACCGTTTTGGTGTATAATATATAGTATAGATTAGTGAAAGGGGTTATAATGTGAACAGTGTAAAAAAGTACAGAGATAAAAATAATATAACTCAAGAAGAAATGGCTAAAAAGCTTGGTATCACACAACAAGCCTATAGTCGTAAAGAAAGAGGGGAAAGAAAATTCTTTGTTGACGAGGGTTTTATTTTGGAAGAAACTTTAAACGTACCTTTAAGGGAATTGTTTAAGGAGTTGGATTAACTTATTTTTTTAAGAATGGGGGCAAATATATGTCAAATTTATTAGAAGCTATCGAGGTTTTAAAGGGAGATAGCGAAAACTTAATAAGAGTTATGGAATATTACGGAGTAAATGTAAAAAACAATCAATGTAAGTGTCCTTTTCACAGTGACAAAAACCCTTCTATGGGATTAAAGGGAGGACATTACAAGTGCTTTACCGCTACATGTGGTGCTAGTGGGGATTTAATAGACTTTATAAGAAACAAAGAAGGGGTTAGCGTTTTAGAAGCTGCTAAAAGTGCAATAGATATATTGGGGCTTACAATAACTATAGAAAAGGATAAACTAGATAAGCTGAAAGAATACATAGAAAAGGATAAAAGCGTTCATTTTTCGGATGATTCGTTCAAATTAGATGGGATATACTTTTATAGGGATAAAGATAATGAGCCTATACTTGTAAGAATTAAATATAAAAATAAAGATACGGGCAAAAAGAAATTTAGCCAAGCGAATATAATCGATAAGGGCGATTGTTATTTGCTTGACTTTAGTAAAGATCACGAGAAACATAACTTACTTTATAATATGCCGATGGTAGTTAAAAATATTCATGAAGGCAAAGAAGTTTTTATATTAGAGGGTGAAAAAGATGCTGATAACATGAGAAGGTTAGGATTTGTAGCCACTACATGCAGAGAAATAAATTCGGTTGAAGATAGTGTGTTAGCTCCTTTATATAGTGGAAATGTAGTTATATTAAATGATAATGATGAAGCTGGAAAGTTTCATTTAAATAATCTTAGAAAAAGATTGATAAAAAATGTTAAGTCATTTAAGAATCTAAAGCTTAAAGATATATTAGATATAGGCGAAAAAGCGGATATATCGGACTTTATAGAAGCTAAATTCAACGAAGGGTTATGTACTAAGGATATAAGGAAAATAATCACTGACAAGGTCAACAGAACGCTTGATGAATGTAACACTTTAGAGCTTCAACAAAACTTAAAGGTATATATAAGACATTCACAAAAACAGATAAAGAGGGAAATACAACTACTGAAAGAATATACTTAACCAACTTTAATGTTGAAAGCCTTACAAGGGTTGAAAATGTTGATACAGATGAAGAAATAATAGAACTTGTAATAACTTCAAACTTAGGAGAAAAGAAAATAATTAAAGGTAGAAGTAATAAAATATTTTTAGATCCAAAAAGTTTTAATGGTTTTATGAATATGGGATTTTACTTTGATGGAAAGCCAAAGGATTTAAATACCCTTAAAGGATGGGTTAATAAATATTTCTTACTAGAAAAAAGAAATGAGTATTTAGTTACTGGTATAAGGGAAATAGATAATAAAAAAATGTTAGTTACTCCAAATGGAGCGGTTTTAGCTGATGGAAGCATAGATACAAATTACAAGGCCGATAATCATATAACTCAAATAGACTACACTAAAACAGAAAGACTTACTAAGGACCAAGCAATAGAACTTTCAAAACATTTATTTAACTTCAATACACCTAAAAATTGTTATAACATTGTAGGCAGTTTAGTATCTAATATGTTTAATAGCATTTATAGGGAATCAAAGGGAATAAATGTTCATGTTACAAGTTACGTTGGGGAAAGTGGAAGTGGTAAATCCTTTACAATAGACAATATAACAAGACCTTTACTTGGACTTGACAACGATACTCTAGTATTTAGTGCAATAATGAAACATGGACTTCTGCGAGCTATGAATGATACTTATATGACTACTATAATAGACGAGGTTAAACCTTCACAGAGTAGCGAGTTTCAAAGACAGTTATTATCAAATACTATTAGATCAGTTACTGGAGAAAGTACAGTTATAAAAGGAACTCAAAATCAAGGTATTAAAACATATAAATATAATTCAAGTTTAGTTATAGCTGGTGAAGAAGTTTTAGACGAAACTGCATTAAAGAATAGATGTAATATAATTTGGTTTAGCTGCAATGATATGACAGAAGATATTATAGAACATGGAAGTTACTTCTTAACTAAAGATGGAAAAGAAGCTTTAAAGTCATTAGGATTAGAGATATACCTATACATTATGCAAAACTATGATTCAGATAGCTTAATAAAAGTCCTAGAAGCCATTGAGAGCGGTTTCAAGCAAGAAAGCAAAGTACACCCTAGGATACAGTCTACATTTAATAATACGATGCTAGGATATATAACAGTTAAACATATATTAAGCACTATTGGAGGTTCTGAAATCGATTTAGAGGGAGATAATCAAGTTGCACAACTAATATATCAAAACCTTAAAGAGAACGTTTTAGATGGGCAATTTGCAACTAAACAAATATATGATGAAATATTAGAAGCTATTGACGAGTTGGCAAGTGGAACTAATCAATATGCTATATCGGAAGATTTACATTATAAGCAAGATTCTATACATCTAAAACTAGATTTTAAAACTATATTCCCTATACTTGAAAGTTATTACAGAAGTAGAGGTAAAAAGCTTTCAATCGATTATAAAACATTTATTAAAATGCTAACTAAATCTAAATATGTAGAGGGTAACTCAAGGGAATATAATAAAGCGGTAAATTTAAATGGGAAAACTAGAAGATGCTATTTTATAAAAAAAGAAATTTTATCGAAGCTTGATATGCCAAACTTAATACCTATAAATGAAGATTTTGAGCTTGAAGCTACAGAAGGAACTTGGGAGTAAATTACACAATAAATTATACAAATTAAAAATTGCGTTATAAAAATGTAATTTTTAAATTAAGTGTTTCCAATACTTTAATATATATTATTATACAAATTATACAAATTATACAAAAAAATATATAGTACCCATATGTAAAGGATTATTTTAGGTTTATATATATAAAGAGTACTGCTATCTAAAGAAATGTATAATTTGCGTTATGAGTGTTATGACATAGTTACAAGTATTGGAAATGCTACAATCTTAAATTACATAATCGTGAAAATATGCGTTATAAAAATGTAATTTAAATATATAGGGGGATTTATGAGGAATTTATTATATAGAATTAAGAAAGCTAACTTTGATGATCTAAAAAAGAATGGAGATTTAGAGGTTGGTAAAATTATATGTGTATTAGAGGATGAAGATTTTAATTATAGGACCACTAAATTATATAAAATGCTTACTAAGCTTGATGAAGATAGCATAAATAACATAATAATTTACATTCTTACGGGTAGAGAATTAAGCCGATACTATGGAACTACATTAAAAATAAGATTCAATGAATACATAGAGTATTTTAAAGAGTGTGATATAATAAACAAAACTGAAAAAATGGCAAAAATGGAATATATTTGCCTTAAGCGAAGAAAGCTTAATAATTACATAGATACAGTGCTTAGATACTTGTAAAGGTGGGTAAAAACCGCCTTTTTTTGTTTAAATTTATTGCAAAATGTGTTATCTTTAAAATAGTTCATAAATAAAAAAATAAGTATTATTGGTAACAAAATCGAAGGAGTGTTTTACATGAAAAATGATAAGGGGAAAATGAATAAAGATACCGTAAAAAGCGGTGCCGATACTCAGCAAATGACTATCAATAGCAATAATAAAAGCAATGGTCAAGTGTTAAATATGGATATTGTTGCAAAGATGGTTCAAGAGAGCGTAAGTGCCGCTATAACCGCATCTTCTCAAGTTATGAGCCAGATTATATTAGAGCAACAATCTGCATTTCAGGAGGAAATACGGAACGAGGTACATGACATTAAGAATGTTATCACAGAGCAAGAAATTAGGCATGGAAAGCAAATGTCAGAAGCAAGGGATTTAATAGGCTTAAGACAAAAGAATGTTGCATCTTTAGTTAAATTATTAAAGGCAAGATTAACAGAGCTAGCAGGCGAGCCAGTAAGTGCAGAAAGTTATTATTATGTAAGTGCAAAGGAAAAGTTATTCAGGAAGTATGGGGTACAACACTGGGAACAATTCCCGATACATTTATATAATGCAGTACATGCTGATATAGATAGCATAGAAGATTTAGAAGATATACATTTTGAGTAGGGAAACCTACTCTTTTTTATTGTCTAAAATAGTCGAACGATTCTTGGAATAAATTGCTATGTACGTACATACATATGTACGCATTTATGGTATAATAATATTAGACAAGCGAGGTGAGTTATTTGAAAGTTAATAAGACAATAAGTATTGACTTAAAGACCTTAAATGAAATGCTTAAGTATTGCAATAAAGCTAATCTTACATTTAGCGGACTTATAGCGAAAATGTGGGAAGTCTTTAGCAAATACTGTGATTAATTTTAATTATTTTTATTTTATTTTTTAATTTTATTTAAATGTAGGGGGAATATATCAAATGATAATTTCTAAGAAAAAACACGAAAGAATAGTTTCTATGAAAGATGCAGATATAGTTGTATTGGAGAAAAGATTAGATACTTTTTACGGTAGGTTAACTCAAAAAGAAAAAGAGCTAGAATCGGTAAATGATAAACTAGAAGGAACTAAAGAGCTTCTTAAGAAGTCTGAACAAGAAAAATATGAGGTTGAAAAAGAAGCTAATAAACTATCAAATGAATTAAGTATTAAGGAGAAAAGAATAGAAGATTTAGACATAGCTATTAACTATTCTGATGATGAAAGAAATCAGCTTAAAAAGGAAAATGAAGAATTAGCCGATAAGATTATCAATATGAGAGAGGATTACAATGAACTTCAAAAAGAATGTAATGCTTATAAGGTAAGACTTAATACTATTAATAGCTTAAAGATTCAATACAAGGAATACATTTGAAGCTAAATATGGAGGTAATAGAGTGTCTAATTTAACTATAGTTACTCCTAAAGCTAATCAAGCTAAACCTAGTCCTCCTAGATCAAGTGATATTCAAGGAGAGGTAGTTACTATCACCGCTCCTACGGGTTGTAAAATACGTTTTGAAAATGCTGTTTTTGATTCGCCACATACTTTTAGAGGGTTAAATCCAAATACAACTTATCAATTTTATGCTTTCACACCTGGTACGGATAAGTTAAATGAGTCCCCGAACTCAGATGCATTAATGGTCCAAACATTAAATCAAAAAATGTTATTTGGCGATGATATGAACTATCCATTAGCAAAATGCGGATGTATGGAAACA